GTTGCCAGGTAATGCGATCCCCAACGATGAACTCCGCTGCCAGTATCCACTTGGACCGGCACTCGGGGCACTTCCAACGAGCGACCAACTGATGACGTTCACCGATACGACCCCGCTCGGGGAGGTCTGGAAGCTCACAATCATGCAGCGGACGATAAGAGAGGCTCACTGTTATTCCTTGTCCGATACCCGATTGCGATTGAGAGTCACATACGACACCGGGTAGAACTCCAATTCGGCCACGTCCCATTCGATGCCCTTCTCGTCTCCGATCTCAGCGAAACACGCCAGGCAGAGAATGTCATGCTCCCACCGAGGTCCAGCAACCAGACGCCACAGTTCCTTCGGAGCGAGAAACCCGATCCGATCCACCGCATTGCAACGATGACAGAACTGGCGGGTGTTAGTACGTGGCGCGTTCATTCCTTGTCCGATACCACGGGCTGGAATTTCGTGACGTAGCGTTGAGTCCCCGGAAAGACCCAATAGCTCTCCACTTCGGCGGGTATGACCTCACCGAGAGCAGCAGCGATGACCTCCTCGGCATCGTAACCCTGGAGATACACACACCGCTCACAGAACTCCCCAGGCCCCTGACCCATCATGTCTCCCCACGATCCGGCGCGGTCATACCAAACCCTCGGGCGTCCTTCGATTGGCTTGTGGGTGCATCGCTTGAGCTTACGGAGAGCACCCACGTCGATGTTCTCACAGACGAACGGAGTATCAGGCAAGGTCATTTGGGCGGCCAACTTCTCAACCACCACCGGTAACGCAGACCGTAGATCCAGCGTGGCTCCCAGCGGTATCGGCACACAAACGGATCAGGCCATTTGCTCATTCGGAGTCTCCTGCATCTCACCCTTTCCCCGTCATCATCTGGTCGATCTCCTCCCTACTTCTCACCAGAACATTCTCCTCCCCATTCCACATATACAATCCTGGGTGGGGGAACCTTTCTCCTGCCCAGTAGAGATTCCCAAGAGCCTCCCCCCTGTTGATCTTCCCCTTGATCTCGTATATCTTCCCTACGAAATCCATCGCTCCTTCGGCCATAAAGCCCTCCTTGGTCGTCTGTTGAACTTCATTCATTGAAGTTCCTCACTTTTCCATCTGGTAGGTCCACTCGTATGGCGACCGCGGGCCGTCCACTGGCAAGTCCATCAATGAGGGCTGCTACTTGGATCTGGCCGAGGGCATGGGGGTCGAGGGCGATGACTTCTTTCTCTGCGAGATCCGGCCATGCGCCGTCCCCGTCGAGGATGATGTTGAGGTCGAGCATTGTGTGGGGCTCCTTTGGTGAACCTTACGCGCGGGGTCATCTTGGACTGTATGTGCGCCCCGATGGTAGTAGCCAGCCCACCCGAGCACAACTACTTGGTTAGGGATGAGATCTCAGCTAGCGAAATTCTGGGGGAGAGAGGTTTCATCACTTGGGGGAGCGTCAGGACCGGCGTGGAACATAACTCCGTCCGCACCTTTACGCCAGTGATTGGTCGAGGTCCAACAGTTGCATCCTCCACAAAGCCAGTCGCCTCGGGCTTCGTGAGCGGCTATGTGGCGGCGGTGGGCTCGACCCCAGACGTTGAGGGCGTGCCCATTGGTGTTGGGCGGGGTGGAGCGATGGGTCCCGTCAGGGTTGTGGAGGTAGTGGTCGCGGGTGTTGATGTGAGTCATTCCTCTTCCTCCGTGGATGGGTCTGGAAGGAGGGCGGATACTCTTGGCCCAGTTGCCTCCCTCAGATGGTCTAGGAACTCTTGCCTTCTTTCCGCGGCGGGCTCCTCTCCTCCTCGTCCTCCCGTCCCCACCCATCCACAGGAACACCAGGGGGTCCATTCGGTTGGGTATGGGTAGTGGAGTACCTTAGTTTTGAACACGTTGAAGGTGTGGATCACGGCCGCGCCCTCTTCGGCTGCTCGCAATACACTGACGCGGTCGCCAGGTGAGCCCATCCCCCATCAGCCCATCGGTCTTTGGCTAGGGTTTCGCCACAGTTCTTGCATGGGGTAGTGGCTATGGGTCTTCCCCGGTAGAAAAGATGGGTTTTCTCGGGTGGCGGTGGGCTTTTCTCTCCTATGGGTACAGCGTGGTCGCCTTTGCGTTGGATCATCGTCCTTCCCTCATATAGATAGCCCCAGTCAGGTCGTCCTTCAGGTAGCGGGCGTAGAAACCGGCCATCATATGTTCGCCCTCGTGGTTGGGTGCCAGGCAACAATGGAAGGTCAGCAGGATTCCGGTCATAGGGTGGCCGCATACGCGGTTGTAGGTCTGGCCTTGGTAGGAGATGGTCGGGGTGCTTTCCTGGTTGATGTCGTGGTCGCTCATGGGGGTGAGTTTATGGACGAATTCCCCCTCTTGTCAACTACTGGATTAGGGATGGGGTTTGGATGGGAATTGTCGTGTGGGGCTTACCAAGGTCTTCGGCCTACCCCAATGCCGGGGTTTAGCTCCTCCTCCATTCACCCCAATTCGGTCGGTTGCTTATCCCCATATCAGTCGGGTTAGGCCATCGGCCATTTACCCTCAACTATGACACTTACATATAGGGTAATGGGGAGGGTTGAGAGGCTAGGTTATAGGGTAGGCGTGAGGTTAGAGCGAGGGTATATGAGGGTATGGGTAGGGTAGGGCTCGAGCTATTGAGGGTAACCAATGGGCTTATCTCTCCCCTATTTACCCTTGCCTCTAGGTTATCTACCCTCTACTTACCCTATCCCCTACACTTATACGCTATCTACATAGGGTAATGGCTAGGGTTATTTGAGGGTTTAGTGACGTAATAGCGTAGGTTAGGCTCATAGCTAGTATGGTTGGTAGAACCTCATACCCTCCCACTATCTCCTCTAACTCTCCTCCCTACCCTCTTCCCATTCCCCTACCCTGTCAATCGCCCACTACCCAGAGCCCTTAGAATCCTCCCTAAGTGAATGGAGAAAGAGGATTGAGCTATGAGCCCAGAGAGAGACGGAGAGAGTTAAAGAGCGTAGGTATGGGCGCTCTAGTGGGATAGGGGAGAATGGCACGCGTGGGAATGACTTTGAGCCCGCGCGCAATGGTGCTAGCTTGATCGGGACAAGGTAGGGACCACCTACCAGAGACGCTACAGAGAGGGAAGGATATGGGAACCACCCACGACCTAGAACGCGGGACCCGCGTAACCATCACCACGGAAGGTCCGCTAGGAGTGTTCGACCGCGAGTGTTGGGACGCGAGAGACGGACGAATTCTATCCCGCGTGTGGTTTGATTCTGATATGACAGTGACCGCGGGAGACTCCGGGACCATCCAAGGACGCGACCACACGACCGAGGACGGATGGTACGTCGTGGCGTTCGGTGACTACGTAGCACCATTGCACGAGTCGATGTTTGAAACCGACACGGGAGAGACGCTATGAATGAGGCAGACGTGCGCCTAGAGATAAAGGAGCTTATGCGCGTGCTGATCGAGCTAGGCGATTACTCGCGAGAGGACTTGATCGACCTAGTAGACGAAGCAACCGACACCGGAGAGGCAAACTGAATGAAGACCACGACCACGGTTTACGCTCCACACAATCGCGACGTGGTCCACGTAATCACTACACCGCGAGGGTTTCACCAGAATGGTGCCTATCGAAGCACCCTGTGCGGACTGAGCCCTAGACGATTCTGGAACACTGTCCGCGCCGCGACCTGTCCTAGGTGTAAAGCCAAAGCCACGACCAAAGGAGAGGACCGATGACCACCACCAACACCACAACCCGATACAAGGTCTTCGCCATCTACGCGGACGGCTCGCGGGAAACCGCGACTTTCCGGGATCGCATCGCCGCGCATAGCTTCATACGAAGACTCGCGGCGAGGACCGCGCCCGAATTGAAGACCGCGACAATCTACGACCGCGAGACTGAGATGACTGAACGCGTCGTGACCACGACCACGACCGCGGGACTAAGCCGATGACGCTAGTTATCTGCCATTGCTCCATAGGTTGTAACGCGCACCTATGGGTTACCGACATTGCCGCGATCGAGCTAGGACAGGATGGCGGACGATGATCCCCGCGGAAGTCCTAACCCAACTATCGGACCTACTCTCCGAGTACGGAACGTCTCTCGACCAATGGGAGATTGTCCGCGCTTCCGACATCGGGAACAGTCAGCTACCAAAGACCCATACCGCGGACTGCTCAATGAGTCATCGTCCGTGGTGCGATTGTGGCGCGGTCGATTACGCCGCGGTCACAATCGACGTTCAATACAACGACCGCGGCCACCGTGCTCTATTCGGAGTCAATGACGATATGGAGGTTTCGTTATGGATGGACTGATAGCTCGACTAACACGAGACCTAGCCCTATTCCCGCGCCGCGTCTCCCGACTCGCGCGACACTTTGCTCTAGGGCTGAGAAACCCGCGTTTGCAATGGCATACGTTCCACCACCACGACCACAAAGGATTCTGCCAATGATCGACCTATTGAATTGGATAGCCGCGATCCTGATAGCTCTCGGGCTCTCTCCCGCGCCTACTCCCGCGTATGACAATTTCAACAACCTGATAGCTAGCGCTCCAGTTTGTTGGGAGGACGAGGTTATCGTCCTAGTCATTCACGACCCATATGGGGACCTAGACACCAACAACGTTGTTGGTTGCGTACCCGCGGACAACCTACCTACCAACGGTTTCCGACCTTGAGCAACCAACCAACCGACCAACCGATGACCATTGCCGACATTCTCGCGGATAGAGACCAACGCTTTACCGTCCGCGGTATGTCTGGTGTCGCGTTCTACGCTTACAAAGCGGAGACCAAACCCGACGCGGACACCATATGGACAGGGATCGAGAATCCAACCGGGAGAGTCATCATGGTTATGGTTGGGGACGATAGAGAGTACCCAACCGAATCCGAAGACATAACACCCATTCCCGATGACGCGTACTGTTCCGGTTGTGGACAGATAGGGTGTCACGCTTATGGATAGGGACCTAGCAACCGACCTACCCAGAATCGTTAGCGCGTCCGACATTGCCGCGCGTCTAGGTGTCCTACCTTCCGCGGTATCCAATTGGCAAAATCGCTATCCCAATTTCCCGACGCCTATCGCGGCTAGTGGACGCGTCCGGCTTTGGGAGTGGGAGACGGTAGAGCAATGGTGCAACCAAACCGGACACCCTAGGGATCACAAACCGACTCTCCCGACTCCCATAGGGCCGCGTCTACTCCCCTACACAACGACCACAACCAACCTAAGCCCTCCCAGACTCCGCTAGTGGCGCGTTTCCTTAGTCCCCTACCTAACACCTAGGGGACCTAGGAAACGGACCTACCGTCCGCTTTGACAACCGAATAACGGAAACTTGATACCTAGCACCGCGTAACCTCAGAATGGAGAGACGCTATGCAGGGTAAATATGACAGTCAGGCAACCGCGGCATTGTACGCGACTGAGCCCGATGACTCACTAGGGCAGTCTTTGGATGGCTTTAGTTGGTATGGGTTGTATCGCGCTACCGATGTCGGTGGCGGTTCAATCGTCATAGAGGATACGCAAGGCTTTGTAGGCCGCGCGGACTTCGAGAGAACAGAGGACCTAACCGCGGCATGGACAAGTCTGGAATTGGATAACGACCTTATCCACCCAGACACCCGCGACCTAGCGGACTTCTTTGGGATCGCCATATGAGAGTCCGAATCAATCACCCGACCGACCGACCGAATTTCGCCATCGTCTACGTTGGAGAGATAACTCTAGCGTTCAGCTATGAGACGGTAATCGCGTTTTGTACGTGGACTACTGGATGGGTAGTGTCGATCAACTATTGGGGACCAACTACGGGGAAGCATCTCAACTACCTGGACAACGGGAACCACAAGGATCGACTCCCGGACGCGGAATTCAAATCGCGGTTGGAGTCGGTCCTAGGGTCGATAGGATCGGTGGAGCTATGAGTCACGAGATTCAAATAGACGACGCCAATGGGGAATTGATCGACATTGTGAACGTGTGCACCGATTCATGTAATCGGACCTACTGCGTAAGGGTAGAGCTCACCTACCAAGGTTGGAGCGGATGCCACGAGTTAGAGCATACGGACTATTGCGCGAATTGCGGAGTGGTCCTACCTGGATTCGCTGGGGACTCGAATGGGGAGAGTTGCGCCGATCAGGATAGTAATATCGTGGTCGCGCGGTTCCGATCCGATGATGGCGAGAAATGCGAACGTCACAACGGTAGACATTGGATACAACTCCCCGCGTCCATGCTGATCGACTCATAAGCAAACGAATCAACCAACCGACGACAACCGACAACCAAACGATGGGAGTCGCGGTGCTAGGTATCAAGTTTCCGATCCTAAGCTAAAGCCTAAGCCTAAGCCCTATCGTCTAACGGTAGGGCTTTACTTATGTCTGGGTAGGATGGTCGTGAGTCTGTAATGGGAGTCGCGGCTATCCTCTCGCGGCAAAACCCTACCAACCAACTAGGGGAAAGTAGAGGGTATGAATCGACCCTAGGCTATTGGGTTTCCCTACCTGGGGAGAGGGTAGGGTGAGCCCACGCGGGCTTAGGCCAAGGGTGGGGGAGAGTAGGGGACACCCGAAGGACCCCCACCAAGTACCCTCCAAAGTGTGGGGGAAAGTGTGGGGGAAAATTCACCCCCAAGCGCGGCCCAAGGGCCACAACCAAGGGAGACGCTAATAACCCTAGTTGTGACCCTTGGAAGGTTTACGTCATCGAGCAAGTCCAACCGTCTAGCTCGTGCTCGGGGATGGTGCAGCTATCAGGATCGGGACATTCACGGGAGAGGAAAAACTCCCCGTCATACCAACCGAAGACCAAACCCTCTGGCGCTACCTTCTCGTTGAGGTAGCTCTCCGCTTCGTCGGCTAGCTCGATCAGAAACTCGTGTTCGTCCTCCGTCATTTCGCTAGGCCAATCCCAATTGTTGTCCGCGTGGATCGCAAACCCGATCAGTCTCGCGTCGTCATCGGTTGAGCCTTTGAATCCGTAATCGTCGGCTAGGGATATGACCGCGGCCGATCCGAATTGTCCAGTTCCACTTGCTACATAGCAACCGGGCTCTAGCGTCTCGTCGGGGAGGGTTATCTCATTCGCGTCCATTGTGTGTGGTCCTTTCTAGGGGAGTTTGCGCGCGCGGGAGGGGTTGCACGCGGGGGAGGGTCATTACGCGTAGGCCGATTGTGTCCACGGACTCCATGAGTAGTCCACGTTCCCGTGTGGGGACAGTACGCGGTACTCGGGGAGGATTATTGCCCTAGACGCCCAAGTACCCACGTCCTCGATCCTAACGTCCACAAACCTGAATCCCTGGAAGGTATCCAACATGGGTTGAGTTATCCCTAGGCTCAATGCGCGGTTGGGGTCCTTCCTCAACCATTCGATACCGAACCTAGTGTGTTCGGGGGTGAGCTTGTATCCCGATGTTCTCGCGTTGAATACGTCCATGAGGATGGCACACTCATTGGGGGTTAGGTTGGTCTTGTTCCCTCCAATCTCAAACCCATATGAGCCCGCGGCTATCGCGTTACAAAATTGGCGTATCTGTCCGCGGGTGAGTGTGTCTTGGGTTGTGAGTCGGTTGTGCCAGAGATTGAATGAGCTACCCATTACAGAACTTCCTCCGTTGCTAGTACCTTGGGGTAAACCTCTATGATCGGTAGGTGTCGTGGCATGGTCTTCCCACCAATCAATCCTTCCACGAATTCCCTTCCTCCCTCCATCCCTTCCTCCACCGCGAACGTATCCACGATTAGCTCAACTATCCCCCGCGCGTACTCCGAGTTGTTGTCTAGGGGTCCGTCGATCAACCCTCTAGCAAACCGGATAGCGTCTCGGAAGGTTGGTTGGGGACGGTAGATACTCCGGTTGGTAGTTGTGGGCTCTAGTCGGTTGAGTAAGTCCTCTAGCCTCTCAATGTTTGCACGAGACCCAAAGGCTACAATCCCTCCCTGGTTTTCGTCTACCAACCCGACATATTCATCGGGGACGAATCCATGAGGTTGGGACACCCCGTACTCGTGGGAGTCAACTACCCAGAATCGGCTACCGTCGTTGTGTGCGTCTCTGGTGGTCATAGCGTCTACTCTCCATCCTTGTCGTGTTCGTGTCTATTCATTTCCCTTAGCCAGTACCGTTTCAATGTCCTCCACAATGCTAGGGTCCAAGGGATCACAAATCCTATCAAACTCCCTACCCATATGGCTACTAGGAAACGGTCGGCCCATTGGCTCGTCAAAGGTCTCTCTCGCGGGATACGTCCGATACCGTGGTAGCGAAGGTTATCCCTAGGTCCTCTCTAATCCGTCTCCAATAGGGAAACAGGTCTCCGGTTGGGAGATACCCTAGAGACTGTAGTAGCTCAACCCCAGACTGGACGTACTGCTCTCCATATCCGTAAGCCTTGGGAGTGTCCCCTACCTTCTCCCCATTGACGAATACCTCCGTTGTGTGGTAGGTGTTCCCGTAGAGCTTCTGGAACCATCGTCTCCCGGCTATGAGGATGGATACGATGGTTGGGGGAGTCGGTTTCCTTTCGATCAGGGTAACTCCATCGTCCACTACCCAATCAATCCCTAGGTTGGTCCCATCGTCTAGCTCAACCTGGAAGTGAGCCCCATTGACTGAGACTACGGTAGCTTCCAGGGTTTGCTCGATCATGGACTTACCTTCCCCGTCTGGGTTGGGGATTGATACGCGGTCACCTACCTCAATGTTGTAGGAGTCATCGGTTGATTGATCGGACCATTTAGCCCCACAATAGACACACCAATAGTCCGTGTTGAATAGCTCTCTCCCCGATGCAACCTGCCCACCACAATCGCTCTGGGGGTCTACGTCTTTGTGTAGCTTCATTTGGTGGTCCCTTCCTTTGCCTCAACCTTGGCGAAAAAACTCCCATAATCCGCCATTCCGTAAGCCTTGTCTACTACCTCCGTGTTGTCCTCCGTTGCGCCCATAGCGGTTGTAGCCGCGCGCACTTCCTCCTGGAAATAGTCAAACCCGATGAATCCCCAACACGAATCCTCATTGGTAGGCGCGTGTTCGTGGGTGAATCCAAGGTTGCAAACCTCTGGGCTCAATTCCTCTAGGACGTACCCGTATATCTCTCCATTGCACCACGCGGTGTATTCCTCTAGGAATGACTCCGCTACCTTCTCGCGTTCGGGTTGGGTCATCCCATCCCACCATTCGCGGTTGCCTGCTCCGTCCGCGTCGGGAGATACCTCTAGAAACCCCGCGAACCTAACCCCATCCCATCGAAAGTCTGGGGTACTGGACATTGACCCTTCCAACCCCCATCGGCAATTCCCATGCTCGAAATAGGACAGTGGGAAACCCTCTGGACCCTTGTACTCGTGTAGGTCTTCTGGGTTGTCTCTCCGGTATTCCTCCGCCCAATCCGCGTAGAGAAAGTCCCCATTGTTTTCTTGGGGGACATCGGTGTGGTTGTACTCGTCACGCTTCCCCCCACAATGGACACACGAGAGCGCGGTATCTGGATCGGTGAATGACGTGTGGGAGCTATTGAAGGAATGGAAGGTCCAAAAATCGTCTTCCGACCCTGGCGCGTCGTGAGGGTAGTCATCGTGGTGGATGGTGAGCCGGAAGGTTGGGGTTGGATCGTCCTCCGTGGGAGTCGGGTTAGTTGTGGTCATGGTTGTGGTCATCGTGGTCCCTCTCATTCGTAGGACAGTGAGTAGCCATCGGAGTCGGTCGCGGTGGGTCATAGCGTCTCCCTTGGGTAGCGTCTCGGGGTCCTTCCCCGCGAGTGAGCCCACACCGTACCACAACCCAATCCCCAACACAAGTCATTTCAGGGAATTTCCCCATATCTTCTAACCTATTTTTCTAACCTACCTTGTACCCTGATTCACAACCTACCTCAACCTACCCTCCAACGACCCCTACCCTTCCTCCCGAACCTACCTCCGACCCTCCCCCTAGACAAGTAGGGATCGACCTGCTATGGTGCCCCCATGACCGCCCCAAAGACCCTCCCAAATACGGGCCAAAATCCGGGGAAAATCCGGCCAAAAATGGGGAAAAACGCGGGGGAAAATCCCATATCAACAGCCAGGGTCAAAGGACTGTCCACCACCAAGATCACTAAGGGGACCAAAAAAATGACCTACCAGAACCAACCTCCAAGGGTCATCGACCTGAACACTCTCCAAGGGGAATCCGTCAACGAGAGGGTGGTCGCTCGGGGAGTGGAGTTGGTGAAGAAAGGTCGCGTCCATCAGAACTCTCTCTACCCGTGGCGGTTCAACGTCTCAGGGGATCAAGGGGAGACCGGCGCAACTCTCTATGTTGTTGACCTGTCCACCTACGAGTGTTCCTGCCTGTGGTACCTCAACACCCACTCAACCTGCAAGCATCTGGTAGCCGCTCTCCTCACCCACATGGAGAAGGAGCCCGTTCTAGTCTGAGATCTTGGGGGGAGGGTCCCCCGATCCGGTTACGTCTCCCCAGACCCCCTGCCGGATCATTGGGTCCCCGCCCTGCCCTCCCCCCAGGGAAACGTAGGGGAAGTCCGCGCGGAGGGGGGTTACGCGCGGGAGGGGGTTCCCATACGCGGTCGAGGGCGCGGTCCGGGGTTGATCTGTTATGGTCCCACTCGCGACGGGACAGGTGGGCTCCCTGTTCATAGCGTCCGGGGAGCCCACCGATCCCAACACTTCTTCTTGACTCCGTGGGAATGGTTCGGGGGTCCCGTCGCGCGGTGTCCTCTGTCCTTTGTCCCTCCCCTCGATCCCTTCCCTGACATCCAATCGGTTAGGGGCTATCATCCCCTTATGAGAGAAGACACGACAGTTATCCTCAGTGAGATGGCTGAGAGGCTGTCCGAAGAATTCAACACCCCTATCGCCTCGCTGACCCCATACGATTGGTGGAAGCGCACCAAGGCCGATTCCATAGCGATCTCCCTCCCCAATCCGATCCGTTGGGTGGGTAGGAGCCCCGTCTTCCTCTGGAGAGACGTGAAGCGGTGGTATGCGGCTTACAAGGAAGTTTCGGCTGAGAGGGCCGTCAGATAGGGGTTCTGAGAGGGAGAGGCATTACGCGCGGCCTCTCTGGATCTCGTAGGGTGCTGATGGGGCCGGATCTCATATCCTCACGACTGTCTGATCGGACCAATGCCAGAATCGAGCTTGGTCCGACTTCCGGTAATGCCAGACCATCTTGGCTCTCTTCCTTCTCGGTGGACACCCTCGCACCATTGAGATAACCGCCGTCTCTAGGGTCAGGTCGCACACGCATCCACACTTGGGGTTTGGGGAGTCCCACCATCTCATAGGGTTGTCATCACGTCTTGAATCTCCCGAGTGAGCTTCTTATGTGCCCTGACATGAGCTATGGTCAAGGAGATCTTGTATGTCTTGGTCATATCAGCAGGAGGACTGTACCCCCACCCGCACAGGCATGAGGCTTGGACTGCATCGCTATCGGCGTTCACTGTAATTCTGGTGAAGTGAGGACGCCGAGTATTGGGGTTTGGACTTGGGGTAACTCCTGGGTTGGGCGTGATCTTCATATTCTCCCCCATATCCTTTGTAGTTGATTTACCCCGGCCTTGTTTGGTCGGCGCTCCTTCCAAGTTCGGATGACCCCTACCATAGCCATCTCATACGGGAGATAGGTAAAGAGACGCTTGTATGTACCTACCCCTGTCCTTCTGCTTATGACCTCGGTTAGTTGCGCGTTGGTAACCCCATCGTCTTCTCCTAGAGCTACAACGGCTATAATCCACTTCCAAACCAGAAAACGCATCTTGTCGAAATGGGGGGTCAATTCACAAGTATCAAGGTCGCTGAAAGATGGGTGGTATCCGTGAGTAGAAAGCCAGTGTTGCATCTGGAGGTCTAACCCCTTGAATAGCTCGATCTCAGACTGGAGGGTGCGTGGCATGTTGATCCCTAATACAATAGAGGAATGGGAGGGTAGGGTCAAATCAGGCTCGGGCTGGGGGACGGTCAGAATCCACTTCCTTCTTCTTCTGAAGAGTTCTTATAGTTGACACACCCCCTTTTTTTCGTCACTATTCCTAATAAGGCGCTGTCAAGGTGTCAATATAATTATGAACGTGCTGGTAGCGAGATTGCGCTAATAGTCCCAAAATCTGGAAAGTTAATAACATTCCGAAAACCTATTAACTTTCGAGGGGTCGGTTAATAGGGAGTCTTAATAGGAATCTCCCAAAGAGGGGTGAGATCCAGGTAAGAACGTTCTTCCCTAATCGTCAGGGATAGTCCTTTCCCCCTCAATTCTCTTTCCCCGTGATCCTTCCTCGCCCACCCCCAATCTGCTAGCGTTGAATGTCCACCTGATTTTCTGGGAGACCACACAATGTCAGCGAGTCGATCAGTCCGCTCGATCTCAACCCCCGACCCTCTCTGGGATGAAGTCATCCTTGCCTCCAAGCGCGAGGGGGTGAGCATGAGCGCCATCGTCAACCGAGCCCTCCAACAGTTCTTCACCACCCAGGTAGCCCGATCATCCTGGGACACCGACGAGGAGAGTTCCTGGTACGACGAGAGGAAGTTCTACACCTATTCAGAGGACAAGAAAGGCCACTCGATTCAGATACGGCTTTGGATACCCAAGAACCTGGCCGGTCAGATAGGCAGGGTGGTGAACAGTGGTCAGATCCCGGAGTACCGATCAGCCCAGGACTTCTACCGGGATTCCATGTTCCACCGAGCCCATGTGGTGAGCGAATGGTTGGATGATGGGGAACTCAAAGCTGAACTCGGGATGGCGATACTCATAGCGGACGAGGACGAGATCGCGCAGTTGAAGAAGGACGCTGAGGTTTTGATAGCTGCCACTAGAGAGAACCTTGAGGAAGCCTGGAATCGGGGGGATCACGAGTGGATGGAGACACACATCAATCAGAGGTTGGAGAAGGCTACCTCTGTACCTGAGTTGTTCAGGGCCGAGTATGTGAGGTTGCTGAAGGGGTACCAGGCAAGGTTGAAGGAAGTCGATCAGGGGAACATCAAGCGGATGCCCAAGAGGAGAGCCGAGTCCGCTAACGAATGATTTGAGATACAGGGGAGAGTGTGGTAAGGTACTCTCTTCAAGAACACGGGGGAGAATATACCCCCCCACCGACCAAAGGAGTAAGACGCTATGGACTTCCACATTATCGTCAGCGGAATTGAGGACGCCGACGTTGTAGAAACCTTGGCCGCGAAGTTGGCTGGAGCCGGAGATGATACTTCTCCCGCCCTTGCTATCGAGAAGGTGATCCGAGGGCTCGGGGACGAATTCTGGGGTGCTGAAGTCATGGAGTATGCCACCGAGGAAGATGGAGTGGTTGGTATGAGGAACTGGCTCTAATGGCTCATCCAGTTATCGCCCAGTCTCGGAACAACGAGGACGCCTGGGAACACACCTTGGATACTTACGGGGACGTTGAGATCCGAACTGACCAAGTGAAGTGGGTTCTCAACGTCGATGGACGAGGCCACTTGGAAATCCGCGCGGTTAACGCCCCTATGGGACCGAGCAAGAGAATCGTGGTGGTCCCCGAGATCACCAACGTCGTCATCTTGGAGCCGAGGAACCTCTGATGGCCCGTCTAACCATCGTCCAGAAATCCCGCAAGCCTTTCAACTGCATGGGGCCATGCCAGAAGGAGATCCCCACCGGCTCCCAATACCGGCGCTGGAGGATGAACTACCGATCCGACCATGTTCGCTGCATGGAATGTCCCACCCCCTCCAGGTCGTTCTTCACCACGAGCGAGATCCTGGGGTTGGCGTGGGATATCGCGGACCAGGAGCTACCTTCCGAATTTGAGAGCTACGAAGACTTTGAGGACCAAGCCCGAGATCTAGCTGACTCCATCCAGGAGATAGTCGATGTCATCCAGGAGAAGCAGGACAACATTGAGCAAGGGTTCGGGCATACGGAGATCCAGGCGTGGCAGGACTTGGACGAGAGAAGGTATCTGTACGAGAATTGGCAATAGGAGGCAGAGGGGCTGTCCAATGATGTCTCCGAAGAGGAGTTCGACGTAGACCCGGATATCGCGGTCGAAGCCTTCACCCAGGTTCTAAGCAACTGCCCGGAGTGATGGAGTAATCATGGAGTCCAATACAATCATCGTCGCCATATCCAGCGTGTCCAGGGAGTTTGAGGAGTTCACAGGCCACGACGGGAAAGCCCACCGTATGCCAACTCGGTTCAATTTTGAGGTCAAGCCCATCGAAGGAAATCCCACCCTGGATTACGTATCCAACGCTCAAAAGGATGGGCAGAAGTTCAAGCTAGTTCCCATAGAGGACAACTGATTATGCCCCTCACCCAGTACGGACCCCGCGAATGTAGCCGAGATGGTTGCTCCAATGAAACCTTCTACTATAAGGAGGTCTTCATCCCCTATTCCGAAGGTGTGTACGTGTCCGCGTTGCGTAGGGGGAGGGGGAAGATTGGACGTATCTATCTCTGCCCCGAAGACTACGAACTCCCCACGGGTGAAGGGTACGTGGTTGAAGTCGATGACAAGCGGATTTATGGGGAGGGTCCAATCGTATGAACGTCGAGCTATGGATCTACGAGATGGTAAGAGGAGGGAAAGGTTGGGATCGCACCCGCACCTATAAATCCCCTGTGGTCCCCCGTGAAGGTGAAACCATATCTAATGGCTTGGGTCTCCATACCGTGGTAGGGGTGGATTACCATTTTCCCAACCCTACATCCGATACCGGGGAATGGACAGTAGCGAAAATCTATGTTGTGCCTACAACCATGAGGGGTGGCGTTGAGAGATGAGTTCTCTCCCAGCTTCTTGGACGACCACCCCATCTCGTCAACCTGCCTCTGACCCCATGCGTCCAGGGTTAATTGCCCGAGCCAAAAAGCGGCGGGTCATGGAGGGGAAATCCCCCAACGTCTACGTCGTGTTCGGGAATGAAACTATCGGAGACAAGTACCCCCAGTATTTGGTGAGGGAAAGAACCGATGGGACTGGGGATTGGACTTGTGATTGCTTGGACACGAATCGGACGGGGGGACACTACCGCGCCACTTGCAGCCACATCACGGGGGTCCTTCTGCACATCCAGGAACATGGGGAATGGATGGGTCCCGAGGTCGATGGAGTTCACGGTCCCAAGCCTGACGCGGTCTTCATGGACGAGATGCCTCAGATAGTCACTCCCCGCCCCGCGCGTAAGGATTCTCCTGACATCCCTGTGTTTGAGATGACTCATCATCCGGTCCCGCCGAAGAAGAAGCCAGGGGTGGTCTGTATCGAGTGTGGGGAGGAGTTCGACACCAACTCGATCTCTGACTTCCGACGTGTCTGTTCGGAGTGCAGGGGGAAGGTTCCAGAGCCCCAACCCGATTTTCCAGAATCTTCCAGTCCACCTTTGGACCCAGAAATCCGGGGTGAAAAATCCACCACGACTCCACCTGTTGATTTCCCGGTGATCGAACCCGAGCAGCTATGGGAGTTGATAGAACAGGACCCGGACTGGATACCCCACCCAGGGCAAATCAAGCTCAATTCAACCGAGCCTGATCTCCCAAGTAAGTTCCAGGAATTCCGGCCAAGTCAGTGGATGGCGATACGGGAGATTGACGCGGCATTAGACGCGGGATACAAAGCCGTGTTCGTGTCCGCGCCTACTGGTAGTGGGAAAACCCTCCTAGCTGAATCCATCCGTAGGTTGAGAGGGATCAGGGGGATTTACACCTGCACTACCAAGACCCTCCAAGACCAGATCCTCCGTGAGTTTGAGTACGCAAAGGTGATAAAGGGACGGGCTAACTACCCTACCTTAGACAACCCCTTGGTAACCGCGGCTGACTGTAACAAGAGGAAGGCCACCTTCCCAGCATGTAAAGATTGCCCAGGATGGTCGGGGGGGAGTTCCTGGGGGATAGTCGAGACAGACATGAGCGACCCCACCGTGGGGATGACCAACTGGCATTGCACCAACTGTCACCCGTGGGACCAGTGTCCTTACGAAGTCGCCAAATTTGAGGCCGGAGCCGCGAGGTTAGCGGTCCTTAACACAGCGTACTTCCTGGCCGAGACGAACTACGTGAACAACTCGCTATTCCGCGGTCGAGGGTTGTGTCTGATAGATGAGGCCGACATGCTAGAGGCCGAGTTAATGAGGTTTGTCGAGGTTCAGATCACAGCCCGAGATAGAAAGCTGCTGGGGATAGGGCTCCCCGAGAAGAAGACCGTAGATGAGAGTTGGGTCGAGTGGTTGGCTGATGAGGTAGCTCCTGCGGTTAAGGACGCTCTGGCTGACCTAAACCTGTCTCCTGATTTGTTTGGGGACTTCGACGTGGACGAGATCCGCAAGAAGAAGAAGCTCGTCCAACTGTTGAGGAAGGTGAAATCTCTACTCCAGAAGGAAGAGGACCCAGAGACAGGGGAAATCACCTATACCCTCAACGATGATTGGGTCTACACAGGATACGAGAAAGACATGGATGGGAACTACCCTCCAGATAACAAGGTCAACGTAACTTTCAAACCCATCCATGTCCAAGCGTTTTCTGATGGGATATTGTGGTCGAGAGCATCCCAGTTTGTTCTCCTATCCGCGACGTTCGTATCCCCGGCGATGGAAGCGGAGTTCCTTGGGCTCGGAGAAGATGAATGGACGGTGGTGGAGGTCCCGAGTTCTTTCCCGGTGCTACAACGTCCGATCATCCCGCGAATGGTGGCCGACGTGACCAACAAGAACATCAGGGAGGCTACTCCCCTGCTCATAGACGAGATAGCTCAGATCATGGACGAACACCCTAACGAGCGGATTCTGGTCCATAGCGTTTCGTACCGGCTGACCAAGGACTTGTTCTTTGAGTTGAAGCACAAAGGGTACGGGGGAAGGCTAGAGACCTACTTTGACTCCAGGGATAGAGAGAGTGCCCTTAATAGGTATCTTGACAACCCGCGTGGGGTGTTGATAGCCCCGAGCTTCGACCGTGGGGTGGATCTCCCTGCCGATGATTGCAAGGTGATCGTAGTGGCGAAGGTCCCCTACCTCTCTGTCGGGGACAAGCAGGTTTCGGCTCGACTGTTCGGGACGGGTAGAGCCGGGAAGATCTGGTACGCGGTCCAGGCCATCCGTTCTCTATGCCAGATGACGGGTCGGGGAATGAGGTCAGCCGATGATAGTTGCCGTACCTACATCCTCGACCGTCAATTCTCCCGGCTGTATAGGGAGAATCGTCGCCTATTTCCCAAATGGTGGGCCGACGCCATTGTTTGGGATGTCAACGACCCCAAGTGGAGGGGGATGGCATAAACAGAAGATTCACCCCACAAGAGTTGCGGACTTGAACCTTCTCTACTATATTAGGGTTTGCGTGACAGACAGCCGCTCAACCCAGGAGGCCCAACCATAGACAACAACGATTCCACCGACCAGAGACCACACCATCACACACACGCCATCTGAAACAAGGAGAGACATGGCACCACAGCCAACAGGAAGTTGGAAGACCGGATCAGGACTACTCGATGACTTTGATTTCACCATCGAGGAAGCCTGGTTTGGCGTCAACGAGAAGTTCGGAGACACCCTGCTACTCAACCTCCGTGGAATCGCGGAGCAAGAGGGCGAGGTCGTAGACGACGAGCACGTTCTCCTCTATTCCACCGGAGAAGGGTGGGAAGCAACCAAGGGAGGTCGCGAGGCTGCCCACACAGCCGGGAAGACCACGTTCGTCAACAACACGAACATGGGGCGTCTCATCAACGCGATGGTCGGGCTCGGAGATGAGGTCATCAAGGAGCTTCAGTCGCGGGGAGACACCTTCGTTGCTGACACCTGGGAGGGATTGCAGGTTCACATCGAGCGCAAGCAGTTCTCTTACCGTGACCGGGAGACCAAGGAGCAAGTGACCTACGAGGTCCCGTTGCCCGTGGACTTCATCGGGACGGTCGAGGTCGAGGAGAGCAAGCCCGCACCCAAGAAGGGACCTGCGAAGGGAGCAACGAAGAAGACCCCGGCGAAGGCCAAAGCTGAGGAGGTTGAAGAGGCCGAGGAAGCTGAGGAGGCTCCCGCGAAGAAGACCCCAGCCAAGAAGGGGACAACCAAGAAGACTCCGGCGAAGAAGGGTAACGCGGCTCTCCGCGCGGCCATCGTCAACACCGGGACGGAGTACGACTTCGAGAACCATTCCGATTTCGTCAACTTCATCTTCGACCCGGAGCAGTTCGATGAGGCCGAAGCTCTCAGCGCCGACGAGGAATTGTCCGCGGAAGCGTTGGACGAGGAGTCGTCCTTGTGGGCGGAGGTCCAGGCCGCGGAGTAGAACCCCTCACTGACAATTGAAGCAGGGAGAGAGAGGAGGCTCACCACTCCTCCTCCCTCTCAGATCCACCCCCGAGATCAGAACCACCAATCAAGGAGATAGAGACAATGGCAACACCCAAGAAAGGCAAGGGCGGTACCCGTCCCCAGCACGATAACCCAATCAGGGTTCTCGGTGTAGTGGACGAACTTCCCCCCCGGCAATACTCGTCGGTCGCCAACGAGCTTCTGGAGCAGATCGTGGAGGCCGATGGCAAGATCGTTGAGTTGGACCCGGCAGGCCGGAAGGCTTCCTCGGTCCAGTCGATGATCGACTCAGCCGCCAAGCGCCACAAGCTGGAGATCACCGTGGCCGTGCGCGGGGATCGAGTGTTCGCGAACTTGGAGAAGGGCAAGAAGAAGTAGCCCCGATCCAGGGCCAGAAACGAGAGAAGGGCCGGGAGAGATCCCGAGCCCTTCTTTCGCGTAGCCAGTGGATAGAGCGCCCCATCTGGTGAGGACTATATCAGCCCTCGTGGGTTTCGTAGGTGTTCTCCACTCCCTGACCCAGCCGGTTTCGTGTCCTCCAGTCCAGCCATTGGAGAGCTTCCTCGATCTTGGTGATCGCGATGGAGTTCTCCCGGCACCGGAACTTGGTGGAGTTGAAGAACAGAAGCCGTTGACGGGCTGCCTCCAACACGTCCTCGACAAAGGCACCGTTCTGGGACTCGCCAGGGGGGATTACACCATCCTGCCAGTAGATCTCCATTGCTGAGAGATCTCCATGCGGAATGGTGATGTAGGTGTAACCCCCAGTGGGATTCCCCTCTTCATCGGTGACGAACTCGGAACGCACCATGCGCTCGCTGTTTCTGATGCCCATAGGTTTCCCTCCTTGTTAGGGGATCGGGCTTGGACGATCACGATACCATCCAACCCCATCCCCGCGTCGCGTCCCTAACCTGCTAGAGTCCCCCGACTATGCCTGTCCTCGATCTCGACATCACCCTGGAAGACGCTCTATTCCTCAGCCCATATGTCCATTGCACCCCTCTAATGGACGGGAGAAAGGCCCTGGGGACAAAGGCGTGCCCTACCTCGGGGCAACTGGAATGGCATTGGAACATCTACCGAGAAGTTGAGGTCAATAGTTGTCGGGTGAGAATAGGGGAAGTTACCAAGGATTTTGCCCTAACTTACTCACGGTTGAGTCGGAGAGATACCCTGACCATATTGGCGAGCCTAGCTTTAGTAACTGGAGGGAGATGCTGAATGGGTGATGATCGTCCAAGTGTGTATATGGAGGGGGACAATGCCATCTACCGCGCGTCCTCCTCGGGCTCGTGTGTGAAGTACCTTGTCGCTTCCGCCTTTGGGTATGAGGACCAACGAGGGAAGAAGGTAGACGACTTGTTGGAGAGGTCCGCTAACGAGGGGAATCTCCACGAGACCGCGGTGATCCAAATGCTGAAGGACACCGAAGAGATAGATGTCTTCGCGCAACAGGAAGAGATCAATATTCCGATCATTCCCAAGGTGTTCGTCCGGGGCCACATGGAGGGGCTAGCTAACTACCCAGACAAGAGCAACCAACTTCTTGAGATCAAGTCCATGTCCACCAAGCAGTTTGCTAAGTGGGTGAATAACCAGTTCCGAGACTTCGAGAGATATGCCTGGCAGATCTCCTGGTACATGCAGGCTTACCCCGAGTACGATGTCAGGTACATAGTTAAGCGTCGAGAAGACGGGTACATGACCGAGCTAACCATCCCAGCCGGTCAACCCCCTATCCCCCTATCCGTGTTGAGGAAGAAGATCCTCATAGCTGAGAAGTACCGGCGTAAAGGGGAACTCCCTCCCTGTGACATAGCCAACCAATGGGGCTGTCCAGTTTGGTACCTCCACGACGAGGATGACGAGAAAGAGATCGAGCCTTTAACCGAAGAGATGGAAGCGGTACTCGGGGAGTTAGTAGCCGAGTACAAGGTCCTTAAGGAGATCGAGGAGAAGGGGAAGGCCGCGGAGGAGTCCCGCAAGAAGATCAATCCCGAGATCCTGAACATGCTCGGGGGAATGAAACAGACTGAGGTTACCTTTGAGGGGGTCAAGTATCGAGTGACCCGTCGAGGGGGAGGAAACACCTATATGTCTAAGGAGAAGTACATCGCCGTTCATGGAGATGAGCGGTTAGGGGAGGTAGAGACCAAGGTGAAGTACGAGTACCCAATTATCAGGGTAGTGGAGGATGGAAAATGAACGGGATAGAGCGAATAGCCGAGGAGAGGCAACGTCAGATTGAGGTTGAGGGTTGGACATCCGAACACGATGAGCAACACATTTTTGGAGAGTTGTCCGGGGCGGCATCCTGTTACGCGCGCACAGCAAGCCGTCAAATCGCCAACGAATTCTATGAGGCTGAGACAACCAACCCACCATGCCAAGAATGGCGCTGGTCCCATGAGTGGTGGAAGCCTTCTACCGATCCTATCCGCAACTTGGAGAAAGCCGGGGCGCTGATAGCCGCGGAGATAGACCGGCTTCTCACCCTATAAGAAAGGACCACGCGACCACATGGCATGGTTACCGACCAGACGAGAACGCATCCTCCTATTCGGGGGAGCCAAAGTAGGTAAGAGCTTCACTTACATAGCTCTCATGTATTTTGCGAAACTGACCAGGACCCCGAGCCACTTCTTCATCATTGACAACGACAACGCGACGGAAGCTATCGGGTTGTATCCAGGTGGAACTCATGGGCATCTTTTGGGGGAGCAAGTAGGCGAGGAATTTGAAGAGAGCATTACCAAGCTGGAGTACGAGAACGCCACTGTTTGGATACCGGAGAAGTTTGAGGTCTATCACCCCATAGCCGACGAGATCCGAAAGCGAGCCCAGCCCCAAGATTGGGTGTCCATTGACATGCTCTCCAATCTATGGGAGGTCATGCCCGATTGGTGGATCGGGAACGTGTACGGGGAGAATAGCTGGGAGTATTACGCGAAAGTGAGAAAGGCCATTGAGGCTGACGAAGAGGGGTCTGGGGATCGAGGATTTGGTGGACATAGCGGGGTGGATTGGAATTACATTGGTAAAGAGTACCGACGCTGGGAGAAACGCCTGACTCTCTACGCCCCCTGCCATGTGATCGCGTACTCCAGTGAGAGCGAGATCCTACCCCACCACGACAAGTCCGGGGAGAAGCGAGCCCAGTACGCCATCACGTCCAATCATGCACCCAAGACCGAGAAAGGAGCGGTCCACCGTTTCCACACTATTGGGAGGGTGCAGAAGCGAGTCGCCCCAGATGGAAAGACAGTCAAAGAGAGGAGCATCACCTTTGTTGGGGATAGAGACAGGGAGGATGTCATAGCGGAGAAGTTGGGGAGGGGCAGTACCTTGACCCTGAGCGACGGACCTAAGTTCGCACAGGATTACTTGGTGAAGCTAGCTGGATGGAAGATGGCAGGAGGAGAAAAATGAAACACCCACGCGACACTCTGCTTTACGCCGCCTTGTTATACGCGGCATCGGAACATGGGGATGAGACCCAGGCCAATTATGGGGACGAGTTAGATCTCAAACAAGAGATCCTGGAGAGAGCAACCATTGAGTATGCCCAATTCATCGAGGACGCGAAGCCGGTCAAGGGATAATGGGGGGCCAGAATTTTAGTTAGCTCCACCGAACCTTTCAATTTCAAAACCCTGGGTATGTCCTCAATTGTCCCAGAGAAATACGGGTGCGATTTTCTCATCGTGAAGGGGAAGGCGAAAACGGGGGTCCAGCGTAAGAAGTTCCCCGAAGATCTCCTCTCCTCCCTAGCCGATGGACGACTCTACGAACAAGTCCATCTCATGGGGAAGCTGGATCGAGCCATTATCATCTTGGAAGGGTACGGGAAGTGGACGGGGGATGGGGAGTTGTTGGATATACGCCAGTTCACCCGCCACCAGATGTACTCGCTGATCTTGAGCCTCGCGTTTGAATTCGGAATCGAGGTCTTCCAGGTGAGAGACATGCACGAGACCCAGGAGTTCTTGATTAGCCTGGAGAGTTGGGCTGGTAAGGACAAACACACGAGTTTGAGAACTAGACCGGGACCCAGTAAGGACTCGTGGGGGAAGCTCGGGTTCAAAGAGTATGGGATGCACCTGCTCCAGTCGTTCCCAGGGGTAGGGCCAGAGATAGCGTCGAGGATATGGGACCATTTTCAGGGCGTCCCAATCAAATGGGAGATCACCGGCCCAGAAGAGTTGAGTGCTATCCCAGGCATAGGGAAGCAGAAAGCCAGCCAGATATACCAGATGTTGGTGAAGGTGGAAGACGTGAAGGTGAAGGAGAAGGTGACAGAGGAGAAGATCTTTTGAAGTCCTCCCTCGATCTCCGCGCCCAGTTCAAACAGACAACTAACCCAAACGCGCGCCAGGTCATCCTCGCCCAGATCCAAACCGCCCTCCAACGTGAGAGAACCGAGGAAGCGGACCTCCGCCGTCAGATCGTCAAATGTCGGTCGTGTGGGCTCAACCGGACTCGATCCAAGGCCGTGCCCTTCTCAGGACCCCCGCGCGGAAGGGCAGATCTCATGCTCGTGGGTGAAGCTCCCGGCTATGAGGAGGATCGGAAGGGGATTCCGTTCGTGGGGCAGAGTGGCAAGCTCCTCGACTTCGCTCTCAAACAGGCTGGAACGGATAGAGAGAACTGTTACGTGTTCAACACCCTATGCTGTCGCCCACCTGAGAACCGAGATCCCCGCCCTAACGAACTGAAGGCGTGCAGGCCCAACTTCATCGACCAATTGGACATGGGGGACTGCGCGGTGGGGGTCACTCTCGGAGGGTACGCGTTAGCCAACGTGATAGGTGAAGATAGGAAGAAGCTCTCGATGGCGGACCATTTGGATAAACCCATTTGGATGGGAGGGAGGATCTGGGTTCCCGCGTACCATCCCGCTTACATACTCAGAAACCGAGCGATGATGCCCGTGTTGGTGGGGAGCTTGAAGTTCGCCTTGACGTTGAGGAGGGGAAGTAGCGAGTACCGTCCTTTGCCTACCCCACCTTGGGAGCAAGTAGAGATCGAGGGGACCAAGGGATCGGACTTGGCTGGTCCTCTCAAGAAGAACGGTTGGGTATTCTTGTATTCTCAAACCTTGGGGACCCAGATCGTGATTATCCAACACGAAGGGAAGAAGGTCCCAGCCGCGATAGCCCACCTACCGAGATACACCGTTGACGAGTTGATGAGGGTTGGGTTGTTAGGGGAAGGTCGGAGAAAGGGTTGGACTAAGAGCGCGTTAAGGACCCTGAACATGGTTAAGTACGAACTCGACGGGACAGTGGTAGAAGGATGAGCCAGATAGGGTTTACGATGGGGGAAACTATCCGAGGGTTGTTTGATATGTTTGAGAAGAAGATTTCTGAACCCACCCCAACTGATCGAGAGTTCTTCTTCACCGACGAGGTTGATAGCAATTTCCCCGAAGAGGAGTGGAGGGAGGTCCACGGAGATGACCCTGCCCTTACCTCTGAAGAGTTCCGTGAATGGCATATGCGTGAGGACGACTCCAAGGATGACCGATAGGTGTCCATTCAGATCCGCCAGGGGGACGCCTTCAACACCGACCTCGATGACGACTCCATAGACCTGATTGTTACCTCCCCTCCCTACTACTCATTCCGCGAATACACGGACGCGGCCGACACGGACCCTCTTCACCTACTTGGGAACGAGGAACACCCCTGGGAATACATCAAGGGACTAGTCGATTGGGGAAGTGAGTGCGCGAGGGTGTTGAAAGACTCGGGCTCGTTGTTCGTGGTGCTAGGTGACAAGTACGCTGGATCTGGGGGACATAACAACGCAGGGATAGGCGCGGATAAGAAACGAGGGCCGGGGAGGTATTCCCAGTCGGCCTATGTGTCGTGGACGCTCCCGCCCTTGCAGAACAAGTCCCAACTCGGGCTGCCAACTAGGTACGCCAACATCATGGCAGAAGAAGGTTGGGTACTCAGACAAACCATCATCTGGGATAAGCCGAACTCGATTCCTCACAACGCGAAGGACAGGGCCGAGTTCACCCACGAATACATTTTCCATTTCACCCCTCGATCTCAACACTACGCCAGCCCACAGTTACGCTCCGAAGCCAACAAGGACATATACGCCTCCTCGGTCTGGGAGATCACATCCAGCGAAGGGTTGACCTACCCCAAGGAGATCTTCGCACGTCTCAACACGGATACCCACTATGCTGCTTACCCCGTGGAGCTAGTAAGGCGAATCGTCACGGGTTGGTGCCCACCTAATGGAGTGGTTTTGGACCCGTTCGGGGGGAGCGGGACTACCGCGTTGGTCGCCAAGGTTCTAGGTCGGGATGCTATCTCCTTGGACCTTTCAGCCGGTTACACGAGGCTGGCTAAATGGCGAGTGTTCGTGTCTGACCATGCCTCCAAGCTCAAAGACCGTTGGGGGTTGGTGTAGTGAAGGAGATCATCGAAGCCGGGGACGGGACCCTCACCTGGGCTGGAGAATCAGACGAGTCCTCAACGAACCTGTCTGGAGTTAAGGGGTCGGGGAAAGAGGATCTTCAACTCCGCTTGTTCGGGTACTCGGAGGAGGAAGCCGCTTGGAGGAAACAGGCTCTCTGCAAGGGGATGGGGGAAGCTGTGTTCTTCCCCGACCGTGGGTACTCGATGTTACCCGCGTATGTCATCTGTCATGGATGTCCGGTCAGGATGGAGTGTTTAGAATCCAGCTTTGAATGGGGGGACGACCTCGGGGTTAGAGCAGGGTTCACTCCCTACGAACGAGAGAAGATCCAGGAGAAGGTTGCAGAGGGAACTCCCCTTGAGCTAGCTGTCCAACCTTGGGATAAGGCTCGCGAAGGGAAACTTCTCCGAGCCAGGACTAGGGTTTAGAACCGGACTAGTCCACTTCCTCAGTCGTTGAATCCATCATTGGCGACAGGAACCAAAGGGGTGAGGGAATTGTCCCTCGGGCTCTCCACTGGGGTAACACGGTTCTCCGAGTAGATCGAGGCGATGGTCCCGGCGATGGTGGTGGTAGCCAGACCCAAGAACGCGGTTACCGCGGCTATCTGATCTCCCGACCATTGGATGACCTCAAACATCTGGAGCACCGGGAATACCGCGATCACAAGGGTCACGACGGCAGAGAACCAGAGGAACGCCTTACGAACAGGTTGAGGCTGCTTGGGGTCGGGGTTGGGGTTCTGTCCCATTCGTTTTCTCCTTAGAGGACGGTTGCTTCTTGACCTAGCTGGATCTTGCTACCTGGGGGGAGGGTCCCTGTGCCGGTGCTCGGAGGTCGGGCTTCCAAAGTCGCGAGCCGGTTGGACAAGTTGGAGATCGTCTGGGATTGAGCAGCGTTGACCTCGGCCTGGGTAGTGAGCTTCCCTATGAGCCCTCCAACCTCAGCCTCCAGTTCGGTGATCCTGGACGCGAGAGGAAGGATCGCCTTCTCATGGAGGTAGGCGAGATCGAGGCGCTGAGCGGGCCATGCCCACGACTCTTTGACCGACGTGAGGTTGGCGGCGAGGAAAGAGTCCCATACTGAAATCCATGTCGGCTTCTCACTGATCTTGTGAGCATTGACGAAATCGGTATGGTTGCTTGGTGGGTGCATGGGTAGTCCTCCTTGACTGTAGCCTTTGATTGTCTTCCAATCCACTATCGACCTACTCGGGGATGTCTGAAACTCAAAGTGCATGGTGTCTCCGATAGGCCATCCCAACCATCGGAACATGATCTCTCCGTGGATATTGCGGATAGCTTCCACGGCTTCAACCTGGGCTCGTTGGATCTTGCAGTTAGAGAAATTCCAACCATCCCCGAAAGCCTTTTGGAAGTGTGGGTTCCCATGTCCGAAAGGATCTACGTCAACTGCGATCCCATAGTTGTGGAGAGAACAGTTGCTCCCGTCCTCTTTGCAGGTAGCTCCACCTATCCCATCAGGGCAGTTACGAGGAACCCAGACAGACTTGATCTCTTTGTACCCGGTTGCGACCAAGGCCATCTCTAGGGCTTTGAACCCTTCATAAGTCGGAGCGGCGCAGAATCCCGCGTTGAGCCCGAAGAGAGTTATGGGCTTACGAAGGCTGGCGCTCTTTTGGTTGAGACATCGGTAGCCACTCCAGAGAGCACGCATCTGAGTGGTTCCAGGCATCAGGGGTAAGGATAGCCCCTAGTTCGCTGGGGGTCGAGGTTTCCAATCCCAGAACAGGAGGACGGCCGCGATCACAGCCAGGAGGATCACCCAGACGAATGAAGCAAACCCGTCGTTCAGTACTGCTGTGGCGAAGAGGAGAGAGTATCCCAGACCTTTACGCGCGGCCTCTCCTCGTGTCATGGTGAGAACTCCTTGATAGCCGCGTCGATGATGGCGTTCTTCTTGCGTATGTTGTTGGTTGCCTGCCAACGCCGGTACTTCTCCAACCCCCATTTGGGACACTCTCCCCCAAGAACATCTGTGTGGTGGAGACCGGATCTGTCAGTCATATATGGCATTGCACTTAGCAGTACGTTTCCAAGCAGGTCCGTCATGGGCTCCCCACAATGAGAACACTTCTGTTCATATCCTGGGTGGAAAAGTAGGAGATCGAGTAGTTGGAAAGCTGTGGTTATGTCACCCATTATTTGCTCCTCAACTCTTTCCTCGTCAAGCGGTAATGATGTGTGGACTCAATCCAGCCATCATCGGACTCAGCCTCCACGGTAGTCTTGATTTGGACACCGATTTCCTCGCCCCCAAAGTCCATAGTTATCTCTCGTACCGCATGAGGATCAATATTGTGCGCGTTCATCCATTTACGCGCCTGGGGCCATCGAGCTTCAACCTCGGACCATGCTTCCTTGGTGAACTCACTGGCAAACCGGGCCATTATTCCTCTTCTCCTTCTTCCCATATCCTTCTGACCTCGGGGAGCCTTTCTCCCACTAGGCCAAGGAGTTCACTTTCCTCAGCTTCCAACCTCAAGCTCCTGTTGTAGGTGTCGGGGTCCCAGTAGATGTCGATGGCATCCTGGTACAGCCGTCTCAAATCGTTCGGGTCAAGGGCATCCAACTCGACTTGGACCAACTTCCCGTGCTTGGCTATGAACTGCCACTTGCGGGAGTCGGTCTCTTTCCCTGGGTACTCGGGAAGTTGGTACTCCGCGATGTGTTCGGGGAGTAAACCGATTCGATGAGTAGTGAAGATCTCGCTGTCTCTGAGGAGATAGTCTTCTATCCGAGCTATGAAATCCCGGTCGATGTCTTCGCCGGATGGGTCGAAGTCTCCCGCGTAGAGGAGGATCGAGTCTCGACCATGATCCTCATACTCTTGGACGATGGCTTCTCCTACCGTCTTCACGAACGTCTGGGATGAATACCCACCTAACGCCATGATTGGGAGCCCGAGATCCCCAAACCAATCTTGTAGCTGGACGACCATACCGGCCTTCTCGACGGCTATGAAGATCTGCTCCTGTTGCCCCTCGGTCCTGTCTCTCATGTAGATCTGACTCAACCATCTCAGAGCTTGCTCGGGGTTGTCGAACGTCTGATACCTCTCGATCCTCCGCGTCCTGTCAATCAGGTCAGGGAACCATCCTTCTCGTCGGGCTTCCGCGGTCTTCTTCGATAGCCCCTTGTACGCGTTCTGATTGTTGGGGAGAGTGCCCCGCGAGACAAGCCGGTAGAAAAGCTGACGGAGAGTTACGGACGTGGAGTAGCTGTTGACAATAGCGGCTGCCTCCAGAACGATGTCCTCCCATTTGAGTCTCATAGCGTCTCCTTGTCATTGAACTCGTACCGTTCACAGAAACAGGCTGGGTCCCCATCCTCGCTTGCGGCAATGCACCCTAAGGAATCAACCATGCCGCCACCCATGTCTATCAGACCGATGTGCTGGGTGATTAGGTGGTGGCAATCGGGGCAAGTCTCCATTTCTACTTCCTCTGCTCAATCGGTACCCGATAGAAGACAACAGCATCCTCGGGTAGTACCTTGCATTTTTCCCCGCATATCACCCAGGCACTTCCCGCGGGTAGTGGGACGTGATTGGGTGGGGTGGCCGTGGTGCGTGCAGTTTCAGTCATGGGGATGTCCTCCCCGCACCACACGCACCTGGCCCCCGTCATCCGTAAGTGACCACCGCGAGCCTTGAGTCGGACTTTGGTGCGCTCGATAGCGCCCTTGGTCTTTTTCTTGGGGCTCACCGGGAACGCCCGAACTCTTCTGCGACCTTGGCTGAATGACGGATCGAATCAACCAAGACCTCAACGTTCCTTTCGATGGTGGTCTCTAGGTCTTCTGGCGTGGGGATGGATTCACGGTGTTCCTTTCCCCGCGAGAACGAACGCCAGAAGAGGACTAGAGCTAGCACCCCTGCGATGACGATTGTTAGGTCCATGCGTCTCCCTCCTGTAGCGGTTAGAGGGGGACTGTACCACAATTGATTAGGGATCGCAAGTCATATGTGAGTTTAATGCCTAGAAACCGTTACGATCCTTGGGTGACTTTCGCGGGTTCTCGCCCCTCATCATTCTCTTGCGACGAAGAGCACGATAGAAAGATCGGATTACCAGGATGATCGGTAAGGAGACAAGCAGAAGAATAGCTACAGTTCTGAGTATGTCCCGAGTTGTCAAGATGGTTATGAGAGCAATCCCGAAAAAGCTCATGTTGAGTATCAGGTAGATCACTTCCTCAATAACTACGTTGAAGGCTACGTCAATCAAGTCGTCTCTTGGAGGTACCGCATGATCGACCAACCACTTGTCCCTGAACGCGTCGATCACAAAGAACACACTGAACACTGAAGACACCCCTGACGCTAACGCGACGATGATGGCTTCCACCCCGACCCCCCTCTCTTGAACTCGGCCAGTTCCAATCGCCGCTCAAGGTTCTGGACCCGAAGACGAGCTTCCTCCGCTTCCTTGAGGTTCTGCTTGTGCTTGCGCTCTTTGTCTGTTGAAGGGGATCTACTCCAACCCAATGATTGCAATACTCGTCTCATTGTTTCTCCACGAGGGTCACAGCCTTATTGGTAACACCCAGAGCAGATAGAGCCACACCTTTCCACTCGTCCCGTTCCTGCTCAACTCTTCTGTACGCGGCCCCGGTGAAAACCCACTCTCGGAGGAAAGCTACCAAGGTGAAAATCAAAAGGGCGATGACTCCTCCACGCTCAACCATGTCCGTGAGCCCGGAAGGATCTACTTGAGCGAATACGATTGGAAGCCAGGGAAGCAAAGTGAGGTTCATAAGGGTATCCCCCATCCTACAAACCCGGTCGCGACAGGGACAGCTTCTACCAATTGGAGGTCAGCCTCGGAGATCTCCATGTCCTCGGACTCCACCTTGATAGTGTCAAAGACAAAGGACGAAACCGCATAGGCATGGAACAGTTCATCGTCAAGGTCCGCGATCCATAGGTATTGACCATCAAATCCCATAGCCGAGGGGTTGACCAGTTCGTTGACGGGAAAGGAACTAACTACCGCGCCATCTGAGGGGTCTAACTTCCAGACCAAGAAATCGGTACCGCCAGTGGGGTCTGTGTCGGTGATAACCCATAGGTGTCCATCGAAGAACTCCATAGCCCGGATAATACCGTCTGTATCAGGGGAGGGAATGGTACCTACTGTAGACCCATCTGAGAGATCCACTAGATAAATCAAGGTGAGATCCAATGCGGAAGCCGCCCACATATGAGTCCCATCAAAGGCTATTCGTCTCGGCTGTTCTACTGCGGTATCTATAGTGTCAATCAAAGTGCCAAGAGCCCCAGCCGTCGAGTATTGGTTTAGTTGATCTTCAAGAGCGTCTGAGACCCAGTAATCAGTACCATCGAAAGCCACCCCCCAAATAGCGTTCCCCCCAGACACATCAATGAGGTCCGTAAGGTCCCCATCATGCCCGAAAAAGACAATACTTTGAGACCCAGCAGAACCCGCGAAGAATTCGATACCGTTCCAGCCCATTCCAGCCCAGAAGTGAGGACCGGGATCTTCATGGGTAATGACTCCCCCAGTGGACTCACCAAAGGCAAAGGGGAGAATGAAACGACGGATCTCCGAAAGGGAAACGCCCTCGTCTACAACCTTGACCAGAAACCCCACCAGAATTGCAAGGTCGGTTTCGGACAGGTCCAGAGATTCGGATTGGACTTTGACTAAAGCTGCTTGGACGAGGAAGGTGAGATCGACTTCAGAGAGAGATAACCCTTCGGCTTGGATCTTGAGAAGTACCTCTCCTGCAACCCCAATAGACGACCAGTCGGTTTCGTTCGACCAGTCAGCGTCGTTTGACCAGTCGGCCATCAGGCGCTTCGATCAGCTTCATCCACACGGAAATACTCGAATGTGGCTAAGGATGGGATTGTGCTTCCGTAGCTCGACACCACCAGACCGATACGAGTTGGGGTCATAGCGAACGTCATGTCTCCCTCCCCGAAGTCGGTCCAGGTCACAGTGTCGATGGACATTTGCATTTTGAAGGTGTTGGTCGTCTTCCAGATGCAACGGAGGAACAAGACACCGAGGGCGTTGGTGTATGGCGCTGTCTGGTACGGGCCGTGGTCAGTGGCAACCGTCTCGAAAGTTCCCGAATAGGCGGTGAATTGCCCGCTGGACGCTGATGCATTAACCAGCGTTGCTAGATAGCTGGATGACAAGGCCGTTCCATTAGAGAAGCAAAGTCCGACCTGCTTGGCAGCGTTTGACCCAAACAACCGCACGGCTGTTTCGATGGTGATTGGCGGGGAGATAGCTCCGAACGCTTTGGTGAGCCCCACCATGTCACCCGCCACCTGATCTTCAAACACCCATGAAAGTACCTCACGACCAATGGTCGGTGTGGCGGTTCCGGCTGGGGTGGTCTGCGTGTAATCGGCCAATGTGTCCGAATCGAAGAAGTCGTCTAGAGCATGAGGGGTTTCGTCTGACAGACGACGACGCAGATATTGGACCGACTCGGGGATAGCATCCAACACCGAAGTCAGCGCTGTCCGAACATCACTAGGAGTGTTGTCCCCAGCATCAGCAACAGCGGCAATGTCAGCTTCGACGGTCATAGTCTTTCACCTGTCTTTATCCCCCTGTCAGTATCAAGTCATTTTCAAACTGCACATTCACTACCAGATCCTCCCCCGGTAACGTGCTTCCAATCTGGTCTATGTCCACGGTTAGGTAATCCCCGAACACCACCCGAGTTACGTCCGGGATACTCCTACCGCTGATGAATTGAGTTGCTGCGATGGTCGGTTTGGCTGTAGTTGGGAAGATGGTTGTTCCGTTCTTATGCACGTCAACTATGACACTAGCCCCCGTAGGTGCCGTGTTAACTGTCGCGACTACCGCTATGATCCTCCCTGGGAAAAGAATAGGCAAACGGTGTACTCCCTCCACAACTGTCAATTCCCCACTGTAAGAGAAAGGCTCCGCGTAACTCCGCGACATTACGGTAGTCGTATTGAAGTTGTAGTTTCTGGTTACCGCGTTGGTAAGGACCCTATTTCCCCCGACACTGACTTCGTTCCCTACATTGTACGCGTATCTACATTCAGTAGCGTGAACTCGATTGTCCTCAATCCTAGATCCACTCCGAGCCCCAGTAGTTATGACAGCATCATAGGTATTGGACGTTTCGGTTCCAGCCTGATCCACTGAACAATGGTGGATGATGCCTTCTACGTTGAAAATCCCCAATCCATTCTGGGCTACTGTCCTTATGTGGACACCCTTGATTCTCCCTATGCTGCTCATCTACCCTGAAAGCTCCCATAACCTAACCCCAGACCCAGACGGATTTGACACATCCATGTCTTCGATGATGGAGCTAGCCGCCCCTTCAATCGCCCAATCGTTGGCAACATTGGCGCTTATGAACGTACCTGACCCATGCCCCCGAAGAATGACCCTTTCTGGAACCAGGAGTTTGGCCCCTGTCACAAACGTTCCATCAGTCAAAATCAGCAACCCTTTGGTCCCAGCTAGTGAATTCAAATAGGACTGAATCAACACATGATCCGCGGCCCCTATAGCTACGGCATCAGCTTTGTCTTTGTCTGCTTGATTGGAGTCAGATGCAGCAATGACAAAGGTGGGCTGACCTCCCTTGGCTGATAGGGGAACGGCTCCTCTTCTGCGCGGGGTCTCGGGTCGCTGGAATCTCCTCCACAATCTCCTGACCAACTCATAAGCCGCGGCCTCCCCCCCGTAAATGGTCGAGCCCGTCACCGCGTAGGAGGTCTGCCTCGTATTGACGTAATCGAAGGTCTGGACACGTCGGTATTCCCTCATCAATGACGGGGGAGCTTGCATGGGGATGGTGTCCCCAACGTTGTAGTTCTTCCCTGGACGCGGGTGATGGAGGGTTTCGACAATAGTGAATCTGGCTGCCCGCCGGTTGACTACCTCAGATGCAAATGCTTCATCAGCTAGCACCTGAAGAGTGTCATTGTCTGCGGTATCTCTCGCTGCAATGAACTTCTCCAACCTTCCGAAGAAAGCCGCACTCCCATCTTCGGCTTCATAATAGGTGGACTCCCCCTCGACCAACAACGCGGTATAATCTGGGATGCGATCTACTATCTCTCCTCCCAACACTCCCTGACGAATAGTTATGGCCGTGGAGGGGGTACTGTCTCTTCCACCCTTGTTGTAGAGATGTAGTTCGTGGGTCTTCCCTCCCACGGGTGCTGGTTTGGGGATCAACCACCATTCCACTCCCCTGTTCACAAACTTGTCCAAGACCTGCCCGTAAGTCTCCCCAAATTGCGCGATAAAGCTCATCGTGAAGTCCCACGCGTCCCCATTGCTGTCCAAGGTGGGGGAGAACCCGCTGTAGTCGATCCAGTCCAACATCGCCCCTCGGGGATCTGCTACGTGATCCACGGCTGCGTCGTCCATCAAGATCCCAAGGATTTCCCCTGGAGTAGCTGCGGCGAACCCCTCCAACAACTCTCCAGCGTCAACCCAGAAGGGGATCGGGTTGTCGTTCCCTACCGCGGCTATTCTGAAGATCACCGTGTCAACGTTGTAGGGGACAAACAACTCGAAAGAGAACTGGGTCCAAGTAGACGCGGGGATGCTCCCACCGTCTTGGGCTAATCCTGGAGCTTCCCCGTCAACGTACGCGGATCTCGCTATGAACTTGAAGACTTCAGTGGCGTCGGTGGTGTAAACCCAAATGGAGGCTTGGTAGGTCATCCCCGGCTCGACTCGGACTACCTGTTGGGCTCCCCCGTATCGAGTGAGGGGGTTGATTCGCAGGGAGTAGACCCCACTATGAGCAACTGTGTTGTCACGTCTGAATCCGTCCGATGCGTAGGTTCCGTGGAATCTCGGGTCGGATCTCCTATCCGCATACTGGGAGACTGTCCAGTGAAGAGGGACATCATCTCGCCCTTCCTGAACTGTGGTGATTGTCACTTGCCCTGTCAACCCAGTAAGCAAGGTGTCATCCACCGACATATTCGGATCTACTACCGCGGGAATGATGAACTCGATCTGCCAGGGATCGTCCTCAGTTCCAGGGTTATCTCCCGCGGACACCACCACGTCATCGACATTGGAGAGATCCTGAAGACGCTCCTCCATTTGGACTACGGACGCGTCCCAATCAATGGCCGCGGTGGTCTGCCCCATGACAGTCAGGGTGAAAGTCCCTCCTGTGGCATCAGCCCAGACCTCGTATCTCTCGTTGATCTCTTGGGCTTCCTCCATACTTGGGTTGTCAAGCACGTTGTCACCCGCCCAGATCGTGTCTTGGATGGTTGACCTAACATCCGGGTACTCACGGGCGTAGACCAAAGCCTTGTCGAATTGGCTTGCAATACTCGGGCCAGACAGAGGGGCGGTCCTACTCGCGGAGGATAGGTCTTTGGGAGCCCTCGTACACACCCACTCGTGGATGTTGTTAGTCCCATCGAATACGCGGATCAAGGACCCGACAGCATCCCCAACTACTTCTCCTATCCGGTCAAATTGGGCGAGAGAAACCTCACATTGACCTTGCCCGCCTGTGGAAAGGAAACGAACATCCCCTGATCCTGTACCTGGGAGGACAGGGAGAGTGGCGATTTTCCTTTTGTGGTTGTCTGGGTCAACCCAAGGGAGAGTCCACGCTTCAAAACGGAGTGCCATCTATGACCCCACCCCTACCTCTATGCCCACTTGTTCCGCCACGACGCGGCTACCGAAACATTCGAGGTCAGGTTCTCAGCCGTTGTCGGCTGCCATTTCATCCACCAAGGTTGATCGACAACTAGAAACTCGTCTTGAGCAACTGCACCCTTGAGAATGGTGGCTTTCCCCACATCGACTACATAGGTACCTGCCCCGGCCGCGGCGTCTATCTCGATCCTGGATATTTGCCCGAGAGAGTCTGTGTGCTGAAGGAACCCTGGTCCAGAGAACGTCAAGATCATGTCGTCAATAGGACGATCTCCTAGAGTCAGTACCACTGGGGGATTCGCACTCGCCGCGGTAGTTGCCGTTACATCTTCCCAAAACCCCGACGCGTTACGGAGAGAGAACAGGTAAGTGAATCTATCTTCGGTAGGTACTGGGTCTTGCAAGTTCTCTACCCTCGCTCGAATGTTCCCTTTCGCCGGATCTACTTGAGCTACCACTACCTCACTCTGGGTCGCAAGGAGGAGAGCTAGATCTGACAATGCTTGGGCTGCATCCCCGACATCTTCAAAGGGAAGGTAAACCTGTAGTAGAACGTCAGTCCCGTCATAGAACTTATCGGGTACGAACAACTCCCCATGCTTATAGGGGAGAATTAGGTTACCATCCTTCTTTTGCGCAGTCGCATACTTGACGAAGATGGCTTCTCTAACCCCAATGGTAGTTTTGAGGTTTACCCCTCCAACTGTGATCGCGTAGTCATGTGCCATTGTCTGCTATTTCCCTCTACCTCTACCCTGGTCCTATCGCCACTTCCGCGTCCCTTTGCAATCCACTCAACACCGCGGCCTTCTTCACTCCGTCAATGATGTCGTCAGACTTGTGTTGGGGGTAGTTCAACACAATGTCCCGAGAGCCCCCTTGGACTGTGGTTTTCAGGTTGACTATCGGCTTACTCCCCATCAGGTTCACAATGGGAGATTGGGAAGCGGACAATTGCCTTTCGTATTCGTCCTCCATGCCACCGAAGAGGCCGCGCGTAATGTTCAGACCGATCTCCTGGGTGACTCGTGAAGGCGAATACACCCCCCACGCGTCCTTCATGTCCTTCTGCATCTTGACGGCCTGAGCGTTGATGATCGGCTTGGCTCGTTCCGCCATCGTTCTGAGAGATCGGAGCATCCCTTCGACCACCGGATCTCCAGCGGCTATCCCGAGCCCGAGAAGGAACTCAGGATTGGAGAGCGCGTCTGCAACGTACCCCAGGAATTCGTCCTGGTGCTCCTCGGGCATCCGGCTCAGAACATCCTCGACTCCACTAACAAACATCCCCGCGGCTTGTTCCCCTGGTAGTCCGAACCCGCCCACGTTCTGTGACATGACAGCCAACAACCCGGCGAATCCCATCTGGAGGTTTTCGGGTAGCTTCAATAACCAGAAATCTTGGGTGAGATCGTCAGCTTCATTGAGGTTAGCTTCCACATCCCCAAGCCAATCGCTGAACCCATCCTCGTTGGTACGCCTGAACCTTGCCAATGCCCCTTTGGTAGCTGGGTCCAATCCTTCGATGAACGCCAGGGTTCCCGCGCTTACTTCCCCAGCGATTGCAGAGGAGAGTTCTATTCCATCACGTAGGTCCTCAAGGAATAGCTCTTGGGCCTTGAGAACACCCTTGAGGACTTTCCCAAACCCCTTCTGAGTTACCTGCTCATACTCATCCCAATCAGGGAACCCGTCCATAATGGTGTCACGAATCTCTTTGAAACTGTCAGCTAGATCCCCATTGAACTTATCGGTGGTATCAACTAGTGCATCCCAGAAGTCGTCTATACGGTCAGCCCCCCCCTCCATACCTAGGACCATCTCTTCCCAAGTGAACACGGTCTCCTCAGCCTGCTTTTTGAGATCTGGAAGAATCCGTGGCATACCTATGGTGCCTGTAGGCCCAAATGCTGCAAGGATGTTATCAACTGGAACCTTCATGCCAAAGAAGCGAACTGCCTCGTCTGCCATAGTTCGTATCTCGTCGGTAGAGAACCTGGCATTTAACCCGGCCTCAATCAGTCCGTTAGTAACCTCGTCTGATTTGTCCTTAAAGAAGGCATCGAGGATTTCAGTGGATTCATTCACCAGATCGCCAAAGGTGTTCATTTGTCCTTTGGTCTCCTCGAAAGTGTCGTTGAGTGCCAGGACTTCCTCTCGTCCAGTCCCTAGGATCTTTGCCCACGCGTCTATGTCACCCTGACCTGACCTTGCAGCCGCCCCCAGATCTCGGAAGGCTTCGTTGCCTTTGAATATTCGACGGATGAACTCCTCTTGGGACAACCCAAGACCCTCCAAAAGCCTCTTGTTCTCATCGGTGAAGATCCCCTGTTTTTCCAACGCCTCAATCCAAGCCAGCATGGGGTCTGCCCCGCCTTCAATCTCCCCACGTAGATCACCAACTATCCCCTTCAACTCGGCTGCTTTGACCGCGGCTGCTCCCCAGGCTGTAGCCAAGGCCCCAACCAGAGCTATCGCGGCGAACACTCCGACGTTCAAACCCAATTGAGCTAGGCGCAAAGCCTTGGTTGACGCGGTTACCCCATCCAATCCAACCTTCATTGCTCGCACATGAACGAGCCCCGCTTGGAACCCAGAGAAGATGTTGGCTCCGATTCTCAAGGCCGCAATCGTGACAAGGACCTTCACTAGATTCCCCAACATGGGGAGGTTGTCTTTGATGATGCGGAAGAACTCTCTGACGAAATCTATCCCCGCGGCCAACCCACCCGAGCCAAGTAGTGCGTTCCCGACCTCTATCCTTAGATCATTGAAGCTGTTGGAAAGCATCTGAATCTGAGAGGCAGTAGTCCCATACCGTTTAGCCGCCTCTTCTTGTAAGGCGGTCCCTTCCTCCCCAGCTATGTTCGCCAAGTCGATTGATTCAGCTACAACTTCCCAACCATTGGAAGCAGCGAGCAAGACCTGGATGGACCTCTGCTCAATGATCCCAAGATCACTCAGTATTCCAGCGGCGTTCCCTCCTGAAGACGCGGTAGCGTCAAGTTGCTTTGCCAATTCCAAGAAGACCAACTCTGGATTCTCCCTGAACAGAGCCGAGAACTCTTCCCGCGTCATCCTGGTTGCGTTAGCCCACTTACCTAGGGACTCTCCACCACCGAGAACCGCACTCTGCATATTGAGGAATAGACGCTGGAGTGCCGTCCCGCCACGTTCCGCGGGAATACCTAGGGAAGTCAACGCCCCAGATAGAGCCAAAACTGCCTCTTCTGTCATTCCTACGGCTGCCCCTGTTGGAGCTAGGCGAAGTCCGAAGTGAAGGATCTCCGATTCTGTGGTGGCAAGGTTGTTACCCAGTTCGACTATCACGGACCCCAGACGGTTGAACTGGTCCTGACCTGTCCCCATGATGTTGACGAACCGAGCCAGTCCTGTAGCTGCCTCGTTCCCCGCGAGGTTAGTAGTCACCCCAAGCGCGGCCATGACCTCGGTGAACTCGATTAGGTTGGGGACCTCGATACCCAACTGTCCACCCATCTCGGCTATCGACGCGAGATCATTGACGTTGACCGGGATGCGCATGGAAAGACCCCGGAGGGCTTCCCCGAACGCGGCTAGAGGGCTCCCAGCTTTGGCGAACGCGGACCCGGCGAGATCAGTGGTTTTCGCCACCCCAGCAAGAGAAGACTCGTAGTCAATAGCGGCTTTGGCTGAAACGGCGAGGGCTCCACCGATCCCGACCAGCATCAACTTTCCGGCTGTGGCAGAAGCGGCACCAAGGGCCAGGGCAGATGACCCAGCCTTGGCCGATCCCCGTTCTACGTCAACGGCGAACTTGTTGACATCGGCCGCGGCTCCACGAAGACCGGAGGAGAATTGGTTGGCCCGAACGACGATCCGAACAACAACGGTCTTGTCAGCCATGTAGAAAGGGTATGGCCCTTCCTCACAACCGACAGGATTGACCCTCTAGCTAATTAGGGGAACGGATAGAAGGGGAGGTTGTACCGGGGAGGAGTGAGCCCCTTTTCCTCCAACTCTTTACGTCTTCTTTCCGCGGCGACTCGCTGGGCAGTTTCTCTGGGAACCAACCTGATCCTAACCCCGTTCATTTTCGGGACTCCATCCTCGTCCTTTGACGCGTTCTCTCTGGCCGCGTCATAAGCGTCCTCCATCACCTGACAACCAGGGTCGATGAACGTCTTGGGAAGATAGGCATGGATATGACCTCCCTTGGTCGGGTCCCATTCTTCTTCCCTTGTTCCACACTTATCGCAGGTAACCCGCTTCTCGATAACCCAGGCAACTATCTTGTCTTGGTCATCCTGATCCCAGCTTAGGAATCGAGAGTGGGGGATTCCTCGTTCTGCGCAGTAGTCGAGTTCTGCTGCAAAACGCGTGTCTTCGCGGTACCTGCTCTGGATTTTGGGAGGGAAGTGGGCTCCTTGCACGCGAGGAGAGCCGCCATGAAGATGGTTTCGAGATCCCCCTCACTCCACTCTAGGAAAATGGCCTCGGCATCTTCCTGGGAGATCTCGGGAGTGACAGAACACCGGGAGATCAACGTTGGAGGGAAAGTGGTAGTTGAGTAGGCAAGGACCCCTTCTCCCCCGGCCTCCTTGTATTCGGCTTTCTCCTCTGCGGTGGGCCTATGCTCTTTGAGGAGTTCGTCATAGGCTCGTCGCCCTATGTCTTGGAAGGTGAACTCGACGGTCTCGGCCGCGGCTGACTCCTCCAATTCTTCCAACTCGTCAATCTTGGTGAGAAGATCTTGGTTGGTCTTGTCAGCGAGAGTTCCCCCAAAACCCTTGACCTTCTGCTTCCTCTCCAGCTTCTCGATCTCGGCTATCTTCTCGTCTATCTCGTGGGATAGGGCCGAGTCCAACAAGATGGCGACGGTCCTACGGTTGGGCTTTTTCCGGGCTCGGATCTCGGCCATTGTCGGAGTGTCCGAGGAGAACTTCTGGCTCTTGGAGGAAGACCCGCCGCGGACATCCTCGGGAGTAGCCTTGGTAGTTGGGGTATCGGAGGAGTCAACTGGGGTTTGGTCTGGAGTGAGTTCTTCTGGCATTAGGGAAGGGTACCCCTAGTCGTTCAGAGAGGTCAAGGAACACCACCTAATCAAATAGAGGAAGCCAGGGTGGGAGTACACACCCTGGCTTTCCCGTTCCTCGCCGGTAGAGGAGAGGGACTATCGACTTATCCCGCTCTACGCCGCGACCACGGCCTCCAACTCGGGCTCCTCCTGGACGGCTGCGGAGATATTGAACATCTGAACCGATCCACGATCCAAGGTGGCAGGGGATCGAGTCACAACGCGGATCTTGTAGACCTCAACCTCGTCGGTCGCGACAATGGCGACATCAGACCCACCGAACCGACGAATCACGAAAAACCCTTCCGTCAATCTGGGCCACAAACCCCAAGCCGTATCGGTAACGCTCTCCCGGTAGGAGTCCACCGCGACGTTCCCACCAAACGTCCCGGCCACAGTCTTGTTGAACGCCGAGGACAGGTCAGCGGCGGGAGTGGCCTCACCATCGAGGGGAGTATCGAACGACGAGAAAAACGGGGTTACGTCCTGCCCAGTGGCAAGCTCGGCCACGGTCGGTGCCGCGGGGTCCGTTATCCCGGCTGCTCCTGGAACCCAATGAAGTCGGACCTCACCATCAGCGATGATGCGAGCCATGTTTCCTCCTTACAGACTTTGATCTCTCCCGAGTATACGAGGGGGACCTACCCCGGTCGAGGAACAGGTTGAGACCCCGGAATTGACCCCTACTTGTCAGGGGTGGGGTTGGATTCCTCTGTGGCTAGGGCTGCTGTCACTTCAGCCTCTTTTGGATCGCCCTTGAACTCCACCCAGCCCTTGGGCTTCCAGGTGCGCTCAAACACCTTGCGCCCGACCTTTGTTGGGGCTCGGTCTTTGAAGTCCTTGTGGACCATGAGAACCTGGGCGGATTCGTTTTCCTGTGGCATTGTGTTCCTTTCTATGCCGGGGTGGTTAGTAGCTCGTACAGATCGCTTGAATTGTGAAAAGGCTCTGGTAGGTCATCATCGCGGGAAACCCCTCCACTGACAACCATAAATCGCACATCCTGAACGTATCTGTTGGGTATGGAGATCTTGGAGGACTTCATCTCTTTCCTGCACCGATCAGTTACGTCGATGGCTTGGCGCTCGGTTAGGCCCACTCCCATGATCTGAAATCTCAAGATGATGTCCGCTTGAGAATCAGCTAAAGAACCCTCAAACTGCGCGGCTGATGGGAAGAGTCGGAGCAACGCGTAGGGAGGGTTGATGAACTTCTGATCTCCCGCTTTTGGACGCTCCCATTCTCCCACCGGCCAAGGCAGGGGAGGGGCTGCATTGACAAGCGCGTCTAGTATCCCCTGAAAATGCTCCCCAATGATGATGTCACTTCTGTCTGATGGCATTGCGTTCTTACCCCCCTAGCACATTCCCAAGCCTCAAGCTAGACCCACCTATGTTGGTAGCCCGGCCTACAACTCTCTGATAAACCCGCCGCCCACCTTCTCCACCTGGGAACGCTGAATACGTTTTTCCAGACGACAAAGACGCCGACCCATACCCAACGATCCTTCCTGTAACTCGACCTGAAAGACGATTGGAGATGCGCGTGTTCAGAGTCCCGTTCATCACTGAGGAGACATCCCCTATAGATCGAGCTAGATGATACATACGAGTTCTGATCGGACCTAGAAAACTTCTCCCCCCAAACACGGACACATCACCCAGGAACTTGGCTTGAGAGTAGAGCATTGATCTGAACCCCCCCACCGTACCTCTGATTTTGGGGTGACTGAGAGCTTGCCCAGCATCTATATTCCCCCCTCCAAACCCGCCTCCCCCATTACTGGTATCAAACAAGTTGAGGAAAGCCTGGATTGAAGCCACGAACACCCTCTCAGCTAAATCCCCGGCTGGGATCATAAACGGACGGGGAGACATGAAGATAGTCCCGTACTCAAGAAAGGGGGAGTAGAAAGTTGTGGGGCCGAATCGGATGCTCCACTCTCCTTTAGCCCCTTTGTCGATCACCCCTGGACTCTTGTTGATTGACTCTTGGGTAGCTCCGGTATCATACGCAACTAGCTCTTTGGCGTATTCGATCCCTATATCCGCGGTCACGTCCAATAGTTGAGGGAAGAAACTCTCTCCCAATGCTGCCATCGCGATGAAGTGGTCGGACAGGACGTTGAACCCCTGCATCTCGACCATATACCCAGTCGTCCCAGGGGATACCCTCTTCCGGTTCCCCATGATCCGCTTGTTGGGGTTGCGTACTGCTGCCATTACTCTCTGACATCCTGGACGGTGAGACGCCGGTATCCAAGGTTGGTTCCGACCAGCACATCTCGGACCTGCATCTCCCGTCCTACCACCTGGGGGTCATCCGAAGCGGTGATGGTGAAGACATCGCGGATTTGAACCTCGTCTTCATCCCAGGGAAGATCCACTCGATACTGTCGAGTGAAAATCAACCCTTGTCCGACTTCATCAAACCTGTCCCTCCTGGATATGATTGGAGTTACCAGACATGGGCCTTCGTATACAAGGGCTCTTACCTCTCCAGCAAACTCGGCTGTGTCATGGTCGAGGACCCCCTTTGATGTCACCCGTTCCACCATCCCCACGTCCTCGAAGATCTGGTCTACGTCGGCTCTGATGGCGTTAAGTTCATAGGCGGTGAGGAGTTCAGACATGGACTAGTCCGTTTCTAATGGGGATGGAGTAATACCAGTTGTCCTCCATATACCATAGGCGAGATTTCTCCTCAGTGACCACCAACCAAGGTATGGGGATGTCCTTGGCGTATTGCTCCTTCATTGAACGTCGATCATCCCAGGATAGAGCTACTGCCCCTCCTGGGTGAGAATGGTAGACGGTGAGGGGTACCCCTTCCCTGGACTCCATATTCTCCACTAGTTGACGCAGGGAGACCGAGAATCGTCTGGGTGAGTTAGCCTGGTTCTTCAACCGCATAACCGCTCCGTCATCCCACACCAGTCCAACACACTCATTGGGGAGGTCATCCTGGTAATGCTCGTGGACATACCCCATTGCCCCAGAGGAAACCAGTTCGTCCGCGATTACCTGCATGACCTCATCCATCACGAGAACTCCGTCCCCCCTATCCCATCATCATCCGAGCCTGCCCCTGGTCCAACGACCACCGCGTTCAATCCGGTAGCTGTCCCGTCCACCAGGAGGGAGAGTTCTTTGATCCGTCTCTCCATGAAACGGATCTTCTGGGACCGGGAGAGAAGTGAGCCCTCGGTGGTCATGTCGAAGGCGTGGTTGGTGTAGTCAGCAAGTCGATGTCTCCACACGATCAGGGCGGTTACCAAAATGGACCCGTTCCCCTCATCGGAGTCGTTGAAGATCTCCTCCAGAGTGTCATCGTCGTCCACCCCGGTTGTCGTCTCGGCGCTCAACCCGATCTCGTATCGAATCTTTCTTAGGATTGTCGGGTCGAGGGCCATGTGTCCTGAACTCCTGGGTTGATGGGTTCTCTAGTTAGCAGATTCTCTAGTTGCTGTGATCTCGGTCGTTCTTAGTGTAATTCCTCCCGGTCGCGTCGTAACCCCTATCTCCACCCATTGACCTACTCCGGGGAACGAATCTCCTCCACTCCTTCAACGCGCCGGTTATGGCCGCGGCTACTTTCCTGACCACCCCTTCGACTAGTTCGATCCCCTCGTTGACGATCTTCAAAAACCCGCGAATCCAAGAGTCGGTTTCAGCCAGTTGCATCGCCTCGGACTGGGTTCGGAGGAGAGAGCGAAGCCGAATCACAACCTCCTGGACACTCTCGTTCTCGGAGAGGACGCGCGTAATGCTCATGGCGCGTAGATCCTGCTCGGTGAGTCCCAAGGTCTCGGCTACCTCCCGCACCAGCACCATGAAGCGGAGATCAGCTTCGGAGAGAGAGAGAGTTTCGGAGATGATTTGGATTAGCCCTGCTCCAACCAAAGACATTAGGACCTGTTCGGATACCTCCATGTCCTCGGTAATAACCCTGAACAGTCCACGGTAGAACTCAGTCTCATCGGATAGGTTCAGATCTTCGGATACTTCTCGGATGAGTCCCCTAAGATGAAGGTCCAGTTCTGAAAGTTGAGTTGTCTCCCCAAACACACGAGTCAATGCACGGACTACTAGATCTGTCTCTGAAATGGGTAGAGACTCGACTTCCACTCGGGTAAGAGCCAAGAATCGAAATACTTGTTCAGATAGGGTTTGGCCTTCTGAAACTACCCTAACCAAAGCTCGGTAAAGGAGATCCGTTTCAGCTAGGTCAAGTGCCTCTGATACAAGTTTGAGGATTTGTTTGAAGTGGAGATCTGTCTCGGATATTGAAAGATCTTCTGTGAATAGGCGGAGTAGCCCTCGGATATGGGCTTCCTGTTCTTGCAGGGTGATAACGTCGGAAACCAATCGAAGTAGTCCAAGGGAGGAAAGAACCTGCTCAGGGACTTCCAGTCCTTCTGACAATACCCGAACGAGAGAACGGACTACGAGATCCGTTTCAGAGATTGATAGATCCTCCGACACTATCCGAGCTAGTGCCCTAAGAGAGAGATCTTCTTCAGCTAGGTCAAGTGCTTCTGAAATCAACCGGAGAAGACCTCTGAAAGTGAGGTCCCCTTCACTAGCCTGTAGGATCTCACTTATAACCCGGATGATCCCTATAGTTGAAAGAGGAGCTTCGTCAATTTCTATTCCTTCTCCTTCAATCCTGATTCTCCCCCTGGAGGCTATGGTTAGTTCATCCAGGTTGATTGCTTCTGTAGTCAAACGAAGGAGAGATCGAACAGGAAGGTTGGTTTCGGATAGGCTTAGTCCCTCGGCCATGAGTCGGGTCAGAGCCCGGAAGGTGAGATCATCCTCAGAAGAGTTCATGTCCTCGGCTTGAATCTTGACGAGGGCCGCGCCTTCACTCTCGGTGTAAGTGAGGGCGATAACCAACCCGGAGACTTGAAGCTCGGGAGCGGTAGCAGGGCCAACACCAGATGGCCTAACCGCGATAGTGGCAATGACACCAGAGGACGTACTCCCCATAGCGAAAACACCGGGATCTTCTGATGCCGCCGCCGACTCCCGCCATGATGATGAGATAGAAGCGTTCGCAGTCCCAGTACCCGAAAGGTTATGTGCCCCGTTCGTTGCATAGTTAGTCGGGTAGGTAGTAACCGAACTCCACGACGAACCAAACGCCCCAATGATCCAGAGGGTGTCCTCGACATCCCACCCTGCTGGATTCAAGGACGGGGGATTGGGAGCGTTTGTAGTACCCCCAGGATCAGCGAACAGAACTTCGATGTCAGCCAGGTCGCCTGACCATCCCGAGACAACCAGGACATGAACCGCCAATGCCTCTGTTGATCCAGTGGGGAAGTTAACGGTGGTCCCACCCAAATCAACGTCATGGACATGGACCGAGCCTCGGGCAAAAGTCCCTCGAAGCTGAGTGCCTTTGGTGGTCCAGTCGGTCGGAGCGTTCTGTGTGGCCGACCCGTCGGAAGTAACCAGGGCGATGTAAACCTCACCGGCACCCAACGCGGGAAAGCTAGCGCAGTTGTGAGTAGTACCTGTGGTGAACGTGTATGAAGTTCGGGACTCGACCTGGGCAAAAGCCATCTAGGTGCGCTCCCATCGGAGTCTCAGTCGAGCCCCATCCCAGATTGTCTTACTTCCAGCGACGATCCCAGTCAGAGTCACCGCCGACGTATTGGCGAAAGAACCATCAGCCGTCACCTGGGCCACTTGGACTTCATCGGAGAGGGCGGTGGACTCGTCTGACTGGTAGAGCCGCGCGTAAAGAGTGACAGTCCCAGTTCCGTCATATGCGGCCCCTCGATACCGAACCGTGATTGTCGCGGACACGGCCACGTCGAACAGGGATGGCATGTCGGTTAGGAAGTAGAACGCTTGGCCCGCGTCGTCGGTGTTGTTGTTCCAGTCCGTGTCGTTGGGTGAGGACGGGTCATCATCAATGGACGCGAACAGATCGGTGGTCGCGTCCCCTTCGTCCACAACATCGGTGTCGGTCCCGTCCGCGGTGGGGTAGAGACTAACCAATTCTCCCACTGGAGCCGCTGGAGGGACAGCCTCGGTCGCTGCAATGTACGGCTCCGAGTTAGCTCCACCAAAGGTACCCGGATTCTCAGACGAGCCTTCAAAGGTTCTCCGGGCCGATCCAAAGTTATCGGTGCTAGCGATCAGATTCGTATAGTCAGTGGGCGCGCTAGTGATCGTTCCAGTGGCGTCCTTGCAACCATAGGTAATCCACAGGTAATCAGCCGATCCACCACTTGGGGCTAAGTTCGGAGGATCAGGTGTCACCGATGTCCCGGTGGCAAACGCGGCCTCTATATCAGCAACATCACCAGACCATGTACCCACTTCGATCCGACGAATGAGCACATACATGAACGAGGCGGCGCTACTCACGAAATCGACGTTGGTCCCATCCTCATCACCAACAGCATCCCTGGCGAACAAACTCAGTCGGGTCCCGGAACCACTGACGTTGGTTTGAGTGCCAGTCAGGGTGAACCCACTAGCTGTGATGGTCGGAGTACCTGTGCAATAAGCCCCGGCATCGAGCAGATCACCGGGGTCAACCGTGGCTGGCATTGGCGTGCTGTGAGAAGTGGTCTCAGACGAAATGAACTCTGTAAGCGCCTCTGACAACACCACTGGAGAGTTGCGTGCCGGATTCGTGTACACCCGCTCGACGGTGATCGAATCAAACCCGGCTACCCACCCCAATCCCTGCTGCCAAGGATGGTCGGCAATGGTCGCCGGTCGCATGACAACTCTACGACCCTGAGGGAGATTGACCCGTTGTCGAACAGAGGTAAACGGGGCCAGAGTGATTCTCTCGATGCGAGCACCGATCCCGAGAGATAGATGGACCGTGTCCTCGGTGTTGTTGTGGCCGTAGAAGCCGACCACCTGGCCGGTTACATCGTCATAGACCAGGCCAATATCAACATCGTCTTCGATCTTCTGCCCAGGGATCGACTTACGGAGTAGTACCTCGGCCATTCATCGACCCGGACCCTTAGAACAAACCACCCTAGGTTTTTCCCCTCTTCAACCAACCCCGAACTCTCCCCCAGAAAGAATCTCTTTTCCCTGGGTTGAGAACCACGATCACTTGTTCTGAGGTTTTCCCCTTTTCAGAGGTCACGGATCAGACCCCAGTGAAGGCGTGGTTGACGATCACCTTGAGAGTGTCGGATGCAGTCTTCTCGAAAGCCCCGCCAGTGAACTCGAAATGGGTGAGAATCGGCTCGGCTGCTCCATAGGCTCCAACCCCGATCATCCCGTCCGTGATCGCCGCGTGAGTGAAGTCCCCCGCCGCGTACTCAAACGTCCAGGTAACGATGTCTACGCCATCACCTGTGTTATCTGCGTCTCCAGTGTCATTGGTCTTGGGGTAGGTGGCTTTGACGGTCTTGGCTGTGGACGCGATGAAGTCGAGATCGTCCGAGTCATTACCCTTTGCCGGGGCTGAGGACCCTGCCGCCTGACCTAGCCACAGAGAATCGAAGGCGTTGGTGACGGCTTCTCCCGCTCCCAACTGAGCGTAGTAGATGTCCCCAACGTCGGTGATGATGTTTCTGGTTCGATAAACCCGATAGAGACCTGTGATCTCGTCCCGGAGAATCGCGGTTACCAACCCCGACACGGCCATCTGTTCTGGCCCTACCTCAGACTGGCGATGATCCCTAATCAATTCGTGCATCATTCCTCCTGTTGATAGTCAGGGTACCGAGGGGTTGGGACGGTGGAAAGGAAAGGACTTGATTGGAGGGAGGAAAAGGGGAATTTAGCCCTCGCTCTCGGCCTTGGTCTCTTCCTTGGCCGCTTCCTTCGCCTCTGCCTCAACCTTGGCTTTTTCCTCAGCTTGTTCCTCGACTGTTGGGATGATGCCACGGGTTTCCAGAATGTCGATTACCTCATCTCGACCCATCTTGGAAAGAACAGCCATGTCAAGGTCACTTACCTCGACGGCGAACTTCCTCCATTGCACCCCTCCGCTACCTGGGCCGGTACGTGGGGGCATTTCCAGAACCCCTATGTTGGGCTTCTCACTTTTGATCCCAGTGAAGTCCACCAACTCGGAAGGGATCTCAGCCCCGGCGTTGAATAGCTTGCGTAGACGGGCTCCATGCTCGGGGTGTCCACGGCGGGCGTGTTCCCTGACTGCTTCGGCAACGATGTCCCTGGTGATTTCCTTGGTCATGGTGGGTCCTTCCTGGGTGAGTGGACTTATCTCCCTATGTTATCCCATCACCCTTGAACGCGGTAGGAGGGAGATCCGAAGACCTCCCTCCTACTGGGTTCCTGCACCGATCAGAGCTTACAAGGTTGGTACCGCGTATGCCCCTGCCGTCACTTGCATCACGACCGCACCGCCTCGATGCCGCACACCGGCTCCGAGATAGCCGTCGTAGACCGCGTCAATGAGGGGGTACCTCGCGACTGGGCCTTCGATCAGCCTCATGCCCCTGATGCCAGGGTTGTCGTGGGAGCGGAGCCCAACGGGGTTCTGACTGGCGAACTGCCCACCTGTCGCCTTGGCGAGCAGGTATCCAATCGGAATGTCGTTGTTCTCCACGATGACCAGCTTCCCGAAGTAGCCCTCGGGGTCGAGTCCGGGAATCCCCGAACGCTGCTGACCGATGACCTGTCCATCAACGATGATGGGAACGGTCGAGGTCGTGGCGGGGACGAACCCCGTCAACGCTCGAATGTCCAGGATCTCGACGCGGTTGGCGTGAAGGATGAACTTCTCACCAAAGTCGCCGTAGCCGTGGTGCAGAAGGTGATCCTCGATGGCTTCCAGGTCCTCCACCCCAATCGCGGCTGCGCCGGTCGTGAGATAGTGGGTGTGGGTGCCGTCGTGGGTGTGACGCTTGTACGGCGGGGGGACCTCCCCATCCGCGTTATACAACCGCTTCACCGACACGCCTTCATCGTCCACCAAGTTGACGTTGTTGAAGAGAGCCGCCAGGACTGTCTCCATGTTGAGGTTCCACCAGGCGTTCTCGGCCTGGGACGCAACCGCGCGGATCTCGTCTCCCCTGGAGGAGTCCAAGAACTCCTGGGTGTACCCGAAGGCCAGATCCTTGTGCTTCAGCGGGAACCCGCGGAAGACATGCTGCAATCTGATCTTCTGGGGACGGCCCAGTTCGGTGGCATCCTCAAAACGAGGAGTCTGGTAGATCCCGACGCGCTCCTGGGCTCTCTGCACCGGGAAGGAAAACAGAGACACCATGAACGACATCTGGGTGTTGAACGCGGACAACCTCACCTGGAGGTCTGCCCAGATCTCGGATAGCGGCTGACCATCCAAGGTGACGTTGGTTCCAGAGACGGTCTCTGGAACGTCCTGCACCATGAACGATCCGCCTTCGCCCTCGGCACCCGTGAAGGCTCCGATGGCTCCGGCGAGAATCCGAGGGTTCTGCATCATCAAGATTGCGAGCCCATCGGGATTTCGCTTGTAGAGGTCGAGGTAGGTCTTGAGCTTTGGATTTGTCATTTCCCTATCCCCCTTACGCCGTTCCGACCGGAGCGCCGTTGATGTCGAGATCCAGGTACAACCCGGACCCGTCACGAACGGTGGAATCGGGGAGGATGATGCCCACGAAGATGTCACCGGCTCCACCGGCTTGACCTACACGGATGGCCCCCGCGGCATCGGCGTACAGGCGATCTCCAGCGGCGAGAACGCCATCGTTCATCTCCTGGAGTTGGGCTCTCTTCAGAACCGTGTACCGCTTGCCACCGACAGCCTCACGGAAAGCCGTAGCACCGAGAAGGCGCTCGGCCTTTTCGGTCTTCCCCTCGGTCACGTCGATGATGCCGTCGCAATGGGTGGGGGTGGCGAGAATGATCTCACCTGTGGCGTCCTCGATCTCCACACACAACAGGTTCTCGAAACCCGCTGGTCCCCCCCACAACGCGGCCTCGCCATCAATGGCTGCCGCGGCTGTGGCTCGGAACTTACCGCCTTCTGGGGCGCTTGAAACTCGCGCCATATCTTTCTCCTTCCGGGAAGCCGATCCGCAAGTGGGTTTCGGAAGGGCGGTAAGTTCCTGACTAAATCCGCTGGGCTACCTGAGCCCTGGTCCCCCGTCCCTGGGCTTATGAAGGCTTGGGGACGCCACCTGCATGTTGAAATTGTTTCTGGTACTCGGCTTGCTTCTCCTCCACTGTAGCAGGAGCCCTACCTCTCGTGCCACCATCTCCTGTACCGGGGACTTTCCCCTTCACAAGATGGGGTTTGGCGTCGGCCAGGCGCTTAACGGCTGCCTCGACCGATTGCTTGTTCGGAATCCCATCATCATTGAGGGAGATCTCGCTCGGGGAGATCAGGGACATGGCGTCCCCAGGGTCATGGAAGTTGGCTCCGGTAGCTGCCTGGGTAACAGCTAGTTCAAGTCGAAGCTGAGCGAGTTGGGTCTCTGACGCCTCCCGTGCCGTTTTCTCCTCGTCCCGTTCGGTCTGGGCACGAGTGAGGTCATCCATCTCGGCTTTCTTCCGCTTGTCCAACTCCTCCAAAGCGGTCTTGGCTTTGACACGGTTCTCGGCGTTTTCCTTTCTCAGCTTCTCGACGTATGCCTGGTCGAAAGTCTTGGGTTCGGTCCCGTCGCCTGAGCCGTCCCCGTCTCCCCCGTCACCAGTACCGTTACCTCCGGTCCCTCCCCCGTCTCCAGAGCCATCTCCCCCATCTCCGCTGCCAGACGCGGCTCCACCGCCGTCGCCTGAGTCCCCTGCTGATCCTCCCGCGGAACCACCTTTTCCCCCATCGCCTGCGCCCTCAGCCCCGACGAGGAATGGGTGGAAGATGTAGGGATCTAATGCACTCCCCAAAATCCCGAACTTCCCTGGGTCCTCTGCATGATCCCCCGCGTCCTTCACGGTCCTGCCGTTACGCACTCTTACCTCCTGGGTTGACTAGTGCCAAAGAGGAGGATAGTAGAGCAAATCGAATCTGGATAGATCTACTGGCTTGAAAGGGATTTTGATTGGAAGCGGCGGGAGGGACCTATTTAGTCGATTGGGGACCAGAAGTCCCGCTGCCCGTATTCCCGTTTCCATTCCCGCCCGCTGCCTCAGCCTTTACCATCGCCTCTTGGAGAGCCTTCTCTTCCTCTAGTTGTTGGGTAAGGAGTTCTTGAAGTTCAGCCAACTCTTCGGGGGACAATCCCAACCGCTTCACAACCCATTCGATGGGCAGTCCCAAGCCCCCCTTATCCAAGGGTGCTGCGTATTTGATTCCCTCATCCAGAAGAGAGGTTCGATACTTGGTTCGTGGGTCCTGCCATAGCATTTCCCCAAGAAGCTCCCCCTCGATCCCAAGAGCCTTCCCCACCAACCTGGCGACCTGGAACCAGCGGTTGCCCAGTTTGGTCATCCGATCTGCCACTTTATCGAGGAGCGGTTCGTCCTCGATCAGTTCGCTCTCACCGGATGGGGCGTCTCCCCTACCTCCACGATCCGACTTGAAGAACATCCTCACTGGAGTCTTGGATGTGAGAGCTAGATGTTGGAGGACCATTTCGATTATCTGGCGGTACCCGCTCAAATCGGTCTCGTTGAACTCCCCATGCTGCCCGTGTAGGAGCTTCCCATCTGAGTCCACCATCGGTGGGAGATGCCATACGCGTCCAGGCTTGTTACTCCATCCGCCTGGGGGGGCTTTCAAGTGGGTGAAAAAGATCTTCTGCTTGAGGGCTGAAAACTCCCCCGCGACAAAGGCAGAAACAAGCAGGTAGTTGATCCCGTCTTGGAGTGGGATAACGTCTTTGAGTTCGCTCCCCCGCTTGTTATGGAACTCGACTATGGGGACCATCTCAAAGTCGTGGGGTAGAGGCCACTCTTCCCCTTCTACAAATCTGGGAGAAAGAGATAGAGTTGGTGACTTCTGTGGGATAGTCGCGGAGATAGTCCCAGCCTTTTGGGGTTCAGGGAGGGCTTGATCTTTCCCTTCCGTGTATTTGCGGACCTCCTTATCGTCATACACGTTGACGCGGATCTCACCTGATGGGGTAACCCAACGCTTCACCCCAACAACAGGCTTGCGGTAGTCCTCTTCGGAGTATCTGACCTTAACCAGAGATGCGGGCTGCCAATCAACACGGACTCCCAACTCTTCATCCGGCCAGACTAAGACCGCGGCTCGACCTTCGACAAAAACACCCTCCGTTAGATCTGCTTGCTGTTCGTCAATGTCGTTACGGCGAAAGGCATCCCAAATCTGTTTGGCTATGGGATTCTCACCTTCCTCGTTCCCGTCTTTGGAATCGAGTTCTATCCCGATGAGTTTCATCTTGTCGGCCATAGCGTCAATGACCACTCCACACCAGTTGTCCTTGAGCCCCTTGAAGTCTGGGAATAGCTCCTTGAACTTCTCTGTCCCGTAGACGAAACCCTGCTCTCCATCGTAGTAGTTGCGGTACTTGGTGAAATTGACCGTCTCTGCGCTTAGGTCATCAAACAGGGTACGGACTATGGCCGCGTCCAACCCAGCTATCCGGTTGACTTCTGGGGTCATACGATTGGCCGGTGGGAAGGGGATCGGCTCGTAAGGAAGTGGGATAGGAAGAGTCATATCTACAATCTAGTCAACGTCTGTCAATGTTGGGCCACGGTGTCACCACCAACAACATTAGCCCGCGGCCAAGAGACGACAAGGATGAGGGAACAACGCAGGCAGATCAGGTGAACGTTGCTATCCGGGTCGATGAAGTCGAGATGGGTGTAATGGCCGTGGACGCGGCAACGGAGACGGTTCCAAAAGGTGGGAGGGGACGGGTCCGCTGGATGGTCCGGGTCGAAGGTATGACGAGGGTGAAAGAGCATCGAGGGAAGAATAGCAGGCTCGGGCCTCGGCCTTTCACCAAGATTTGCTGGTCTCCCAGCTACGTAGCTAAACCGGACCCACTAGTAGGGCTACCCGATGAGTTCTTACCCGAGCCTACAACCGGCGGGAGTCAGAGCTAGCTACCCCTAGAAAGTAGCCTCGTCCCGATACTTCTTCTCACTCCGAACTCCCTACCCCATCGTCGCCTCGGGGACCGGCCAACATTGATAGGGCTGTTGTTGCGAGGGTGGGATTTGAACCCACGACCTCCACCGTATGAGGGTGGCGAGCTACCAGACTGCTCTACCTCGCGAAGAGGGAAAGGATAATGGCCCGAGGCACCGCTAGATGCCAAGGGCTTGCGCTGCCATTACCCCAACCCCCTAACCTAGATTGTCAAGATAGAATGAGAGTGCGAGTCTCCCAGTTTCCTCAGGAGACCACCTTTTGCAAGGAGATCTGTCGCACTCCCCTCCTACGCAGGACTATCGCGAATGTCCCACTTGTCTTGTGTCCCTCACAGCTAGGGATGTGGCTACTACCCGAGCCAAGACCGCAACCCGGACCACATCTTGAAACCTAGATTGTCAACAACTCTCAACCCAACTCCAACGCTGGGAACCAGGGGATTAACCAGACAACCCGACTTCGCTAATTTCATCCCAACAGCCGTTTGGTGTGGTCATCGGTTGTTTATCCCCTGGCCTAGCGGCACCCATCCTGAGATCACTTCGCCCATCTGGGTCGAGGGGTTGGGGACTCCTCTTCCCGCGTGATCGGGTGACTCGATGAAGATAACATCAGCCCTCTCCCTAGTCAAGTAGTTAGTGCTGTCCCACCGAATCCGACCCTAACCCGTCCATAGCGATCAGCTTCTCGATCATGGTGTGAGCCCCGGACAATCCATCAACGCGGTCATCGTGGACTCCTTTGGTTTGGAAGAGGGAGATCTCGTCCAAGAACCCGCCAGCGTCCTCGTTTTCGACTAGGAAGTATCTCCCGTTTGACGCGTACCCCGCGACTATCCCCGCTCGCTCGGCTTTGTCCCCACTAGTCCACAAACGATGGACAGTGAACCCGCTCAGGATGTTGTGCCGGTAGTTTTCTATCAACAATTTCCCGGTGGCTCCCCTCTCCTGCTCGATAGATATGGGAACCTCCCTCCCATCCATGTGCGCGGTCATGCGTATGAGATCTTCAACTCCACCAGAATGAGTCTGCTTCCTCTTGGTATCGAAAATGTACCAGAAGGGGGGCTGGGGGATCGTCATGTTCGCTCCGTTGCGGATGTCCACCATTAACCTGTTGTGTACCCTGTCGGGCATCTTGTTTGCTTTGAGGAGAAGACATCCCGCGGTAGCATCTGGGTCAGGATCTATCTCTGTGGGCTCGGAACTCCCCAAGTCCCAATGCCGTACTTTCTTGGTGTGGAACCGCCCATCGGGGATCTCCTCTTTCCCTATGATCGTGAACCAGGCTGGATCAAACTGTCCACCCAGGTTTTGGGCCGTCCAATCCCCATGCCGGAGTTGGGCTTTGGTAACGGCGCTCAACTCTTCAAAGGACAATTCGTAAGTGTCCTGGTCAAGATGAGGGTTGTCTTCTAGTTTAGCCCCAACAAACAGTCGATTAGTTGACCTCGTATTCCCTACTGGCAGATTCCATCGTTTCTTCACCCAGAGATGTCCAACCCCCCCAGGGTTAGATGCGGATCTCATCCTCACGGGAATATCCACTCCCCGCGTCCTCCTCAACCGGGAGAACATATAGGTGTATTGCTGGAGGGAGAACTGGGTCAACTCGTCAAAGCAGATGGTTTGGAACTCCGCGGACTGGTATCTGGTTTCATCCCCTTCATGTTCTAGGTACCCGAATTGGATCTGAGCGCCGGATGGGAAAGTCCATCGGTAGTTGGTCCCGTCCCAATGAGCGTCGGTCTGCTTCCACCATTTCATCGACCTGTCCATCAGAGCCCCAGGGAGGGCGAGATCCCGGTACGAACGTCGGAGGATGAGAGCCGCGTACCCTGGCACATCGACAAATTGGGCTGCCGCGGTGAGGAGAGCTTCCGACTTCCCTCCACCGGCTGCGCCCCCATATAAGACCTCTAGAGGATCTTGGAGGAGAAGGAAGATCGTTTGTCTCGTGGTCGGATCAGTCGGGATGTATTTGTTGGTCCTCGGGGTGACAGCCTTCCGCAATTTCGACCGCTCCATCTCGGTCATCATGTCGATACGGTCGTGGAGGTCTGTCATAGGTCAGAAAACTCGGCTTCTTCTATGTCCCCTTCATCTTGGAGGTCGGTTACGTCAATCTCGACCCCTTCGCTTGCTTGTCCCGATTTCAGAACGTCGCCCAAGCCCCTGATGATCTCCGCGAGGTCGTCGGTGGTTTGGAGGATGATTTTGCTCTCGGAGTAGGACATTGACGCGGACAATTCCGTAGGCAATCCTCTTGACAGTCTTTCCGCGTTCATCAAGTTGGGAAGGACCCTGGCTGCTTTCTCGACCATTGCGTAGAGAGATTTCAACCCGAGGGCGTTCATCTCCTCTATGTGAACTGGGTCTTGAGCATCTATTCGATTCAACAACTCGTCAAAGGCTATAGAGACTGCCCTGATCCCCTTGGCCGCAATCTTGGCATGGTCTTTTGCCATTCGCTTGGTCTCTTCAAGTACCTCGGTGGTGTAGATCTTCTCCCTATATAGATCCCACTGTTTGACTCGTTCTCCCCAGTCGTTCTCGTGTGCAACCTTGTGTACCCGAGTCTGATTGATCCCAAAATGCCTAGCCGTACTCGACTGAGATCGACTTAGCCCTGAAGCTCGATAGTAGGAGAACAGTTCGTAATCCCGGTCGGTCTCCTCGTCCATTTTCCCCCAGGGCTCGAACTCGGAGAAAGGGATGATGTCAGTGGAGACCTCATCGGCTGGGTAATCTCCGAATGAACTGGTTGGGGCATCCAGCATCTCATCGGGATCTACAAAAGGCCATTCTTCTGCTTTGCCTAGGGTAGTTCTCCACGACTTGGGGAGCTTGGCGAGGGCGGCTTCTCGTTCATGTCGGGGCATGGAGAGATCTGGGTTGGTTATCTGGAGTGCTGTCTTGGGCATTATCCCGGACTTTACAGGGTCGCGGAGTAGATCGCCGGGTCGGAGAGTTTTCGCCACGAAGAAAGGATAGGCGGGAAAGGGGAATTGGATTAGGGTAGGGGGCTGACCTCTTAGTTGATCCTCCACTTCCTCCCTAGTAGAGTAGTGAAATGCCTCTTTTCGGTACCGAATACGACACGGACACAAATCCCCTCTCAATGGGGTATGAAGCAGAGTTCCCTAACGGACACCGAGTCTACATAACCCCCCATCTCTGCTCTATGCATGAACAGATGGGAGGAGAATATGACCATCGAGGGTACATCGACATAACCCTCTTCCGTATTCATCCAGTGTTTGGGGTTCTAGTCCCGGAGAGTACGACTATCAGTTTGGAACTAGCAAGCGCATTAGTGGAGGGACTGAATGAGGTAGCACCCTGGGCTCAGATGAACAAAGAAATAGAAGAACAAGCGTAGGAAGGACGACCACACATGGCAGACCAAAACGACCACATGAAGCAGATAGCAGAAGAGGCCGCGGAAAGAACCCAGACATCCACCCTCCCTCCCGACCCAGACCTGGACGGCCTCTACTTCAAGTACCGAGTGTTCCGCGAACCAGATGACGTGATAGATCATCCAGTCGGGGTAGACACCCTCTACTTCGACATCAACGGCAAGGAGCAATGGTTGATCGAGGTCCCCGAGTTCACCTTCGTCCTCAAACCCGATTCAGACCACCATGCAAGAGTCGCGGTAGCCGCATACGCAGAATCAGTAGCGAGGGAGAAGCCCCGACTAGCCGAGGACTTGAAGGAAATACTGGGGAGTCTGTAAATGACTTTTGATCCCCCGAAAGAACCCTTCCCCCCACCAGAGGATTTGACCCCGTCTCCTCCCCTACCTACAGAACGGACTAGTCCATCTCGGGAGGAGGATCTGGGGGTGGATCTCTTCCCGATCCTCCCTACCACCCCAAGCGGCAAACGTCTGTACGAGAGCTTCAAGCGAACCATCGCTCTCCACGTCGCCAACTCGGAGGACAAGACCACCGAAGAGAAGGTAGAGACCTTGGCCTTGGAACTTTGGCGGCTAACTCGGGAGAGTGGGATCTAGGAAGCCTACCCCCCAAGATCACCCCCCCAACAAAGCAAGAGAGTGGACGACCGACCAAAACCGTCCACTCTCTCTTTTCACGCTCACCTGAAAGGATGCGCGACCACGACCTGACTATACCACGGGTAGTTAGGTGAATGTCAAGGTTGTTATTTCTCTGCCGGAACCTCAGCGAGCGCATACCAGGCTGATTGCCCTGTACGCCCTGTCTTCCCTCGACCTCGACGCCTTTCACGGACCAACACTTCATCATCAACCAGCAAGAGGAGCGCCACTCTTATAGAGCTAGGATTGTGGGATTTGAGCAGTTCGGTTACCTGAACTCCTGACACCCAAACAGGTTGGTCGATCCCTTGTTGGATGTGCTGGAATTTAGCCAGGACGATCTCCCTGAGTTCATTTCTAGCCATCGAGAGGGAGCCTTCTCTGACGTTGGGGATTGGACAAAAGATCCTTCCGGGATAGGTCCATGTTCCCGTTGGTGTAGCAAGTGATGGTGTCATGCTTCTTCCCTGTCGCGTAATCAACGGTGTACCACGTTCCCCCTGTGCGTGATCCCCCGTTACCAAGAGGAGTGGCTATGAGGATAGAAGTCGCTATGACGATGGCCCGGTCTCGTTTGTAGTAGTCCTTGGGAGGGTTGATACGGACAATCCCTCCGGCTGTGACCCCTCTCTCCGCGTGGGCTCGAAAGACCTCTTTGATCGGAGGGTGGAGTTCTATCGGGATGTGGAGTTGATAGGCGATAAGTCCCGCCTCGTCATCTGCCCCGATACAATCCCCGTGGTGGAAACGGGTTGGTTGAAGATGTTGGAGGAGCCCGAACACCCTGGATTTCTGACGAGGGGACATCCCTCGACGTGTGCCTGTGAATCCGATATGGAGATCAGTTGGGTTGTCACTCATAGCGGGTCTCTTAGTAAGTATTCCATCTCCATCCAAACTTTCTCCCCGGATTCGACTTGACTCCAGTCCACTTTCTCTCTGCACTTCTTACATAGGTCGGAGTCGAACTTGTCCTCTGGGGTGAGGGTCCCCATGACTCCGAAAATTTCCCGGCCACAAAGAGCGAGCTTTCCCATGACCTCCTCCACGATATGGACCTTGGCATCGCCATCTGTGAAGAACCTGGGATGGACACCGACGTAGAGGATCATGGAGTTGGGTCTTCTCTCAACTTCTCTACTACCTCTACCAAAACCCCCATTCCGATATACCCCCACTCCCCGGCTTTGGCCCTCTCCTCCACCCCGACTAGCACTTGGTCAAGCACTAGTCGGGCTACTTCTCTCGGAGGTCGATAGCGATTAGTAGGATGAGTGAGTACCCCTGTCACTCTTTCTATTAACTCATCCCTAGGACTCATGTGTTGCGGATCGCCTCCTCGACCTCCTCAAAAGTGGACTCCTCATCCTCGTGAGGGAGGATCACCCCCATGAGCTTGATCCACGCGGCCGTCCGGTATGCCTGCTCGCGGGTTCGGATGACAATGGGGAGGATGGGCTGGAGAGCTTCCCCGTTACCCCCGAGGAGGAAATCGTTTTGGGTCTGGGTCATAGCTCCTCCTGGTAACCGGCACGGACCTGTTGAATCCGCTCCTCTGTCACCACCGAACCGAGAGAGGCCAGGGCGGTGGTGAACATCTCGGCCAGCTTCTCCTTGCTGGTCGCCCAGATGGTTATGGCGCTGGAGTCGTCATCCTCTATCCCATCGACCTTCCGATGAATCCACCATTCTTGGTTGGGGAACTTCAACCAGAACCGCACACCGTAGAAGGTGTAGACCTCGCCGCCTTCGTCAACTGATTTCTCAACCAACTCCACGCGGTCAGTTAATTCCTCCCCATAGACGTTGACTCTCATTCCTACTCCTCTCGCCTTCCCTTGCGCACCGTCAATATCCCGGAGCCCAACACTCCCAATCCGGCCATTCCCCAAGCTATCAATGACCCGATTCCAGTAAAGGGGAGGACATCTGGGGTTGTGGCTGGGGTAGATGGCACTAGACAAAGATCGGGGACCTCTCCCTCGCTCTCACACAGATTGGTCGTGGGAGGCGTAGGGGCAGTCGTCGTCAATGCAGGCCGGGTAGTCGAAGTGGTTGTGGATAGAAGGGTTTGCGTCGTTGGGGATACGTCGGTCGTGCTCGTGGAAGACGATGGTTGCGTAGTGCTCGTCGTCTCGCTGGGGAGCGTAGTGGTGGTGGTGGAAGTAGCAATTGTCGAGGTCGTGGTCAGTCGGCACTTCTTCTCTCCGTGTCCGTATATCTGTTCGTACCCAGTCGAGCACTTCTTCTCGTGGTGATGGTCTTCCCCGTTCCCTAGCGCGGTCAATGCCAGGGTAGATCCCATCACCAGCATCACCATCACCAACATCATCAGTGTGGTCGCGATTCTCTTCATCTACATTCTCCTCTGTTGTAAGGAGCCCATGCTCCCCATCCTTGTGTGTCCTTAACCTTCCTGGCTACGAACAGGTTTATCTCGGGGGTATAAAGGTCGTCATATGAGAACCCATACTCTTCCGCCCAGACACTCGCCATGATCTGCATGAGGCCACGGGCTGAACTTCTAGGGTTCTTGGCATTTGGATTTCCCCCTGATTCAAACGACATGAGGCATAGGGCCATGTCCACGTCCTCAGGGTTGAAATGTCCTGCAACGAGAGGACGCCATTCTTCCACGTCGGAGGTTCGGTTCCCCATCCCACGGTTAGCAGATTGGGAAGTGGATTGGGCGACTGGTTCGGGCTCAGCCAAGTCGATAGGTTGATTGAGTGCGATGGCTGTGGGCTCGACCTCCAGGTAGTGGGTTGTGTTCGGTTCAGGTGAATAGACCTCGGGTATCTCTGACTCGGGGCATCCGAACCAGAGACAGGCGACGATAGATAGTGCTTGGATTGGGAGCATTGGGTCCTCCTCCCCGGAAGGGGGCTTGCTGCTTCACACATTAGGGGGTTTGAACTCGGTGAGTGGGACTGGGGGGATCATTCTCGACAAGATGATTCGCTGGGTCGCAACCCTAAGTTTTGGAGCATATTCGATCACCCATTCGACTAGATCAATAACAACCTCAAAATGCCCAGGGCAGATAGATAGTGTCTCCCCGTCCACTTCGACTTGGTATCGGTCCTCGTCCATGAAACACTCGTCCTTGAAGTGGAGAGAGTTCCCAATCATGGATGCGTCACAAGCCATAGTTATTTCTCCAGACTCAAGGCGTACTTTATTTGGTCACTAGATGGTTGGGTTATGTACCTCCCACATCTGAGTTGAATCCACCCACGTTGAATCTGCCACGATTCTGGGTTAGAAAACACTCGTCGGGAGACGTAGTGGAAAGCTCTCCCTCCCCGGTAGATCCTGACATCGCGTCTTTTGATGTTCCCTGCCCAGGTAAAGGATCTCGTCCCCACCCTATTCCCACAATCAGCGCAAGGCCACAAATCGAGAACCCGGACAGTCTCGGAGGGGATCACTCTCCAATCGTCCTTGGCGTCCAAAAGGTTGTAGCGTTTCCAAGTCATCAGATCTCCAACTCTTCCCTGCACTCATCGTGGGCTCGGGTGAAGTGGACTTTCCCTCGCGGATCTCCAACGTCGAACCATGCTCCAGGGGTCAAGGTATTGGGGTCAAGCCCGCACGCGGTAGGTCGGTGTCGGCCATCGTTTTCCCCGCTCCGGGTGAACTGGTAATGGTAGAGCCCAGAGGAGTCTTGGAAGAGGCGAACTTGGATCATCAGCCCGATCACCCTAACAGATTAGGGAACCACCTACAACCCTTGCGCGCGGGGTCATATGTACTCCACTTCCACCGTTTCCCCCATCGACTTGTCCGGTTTGCGAGGACGGCGGGGCTCCCTCACCCCAGATCCTCCACTATCGTCTTCATGGCAAGGACACTCACAAACAACTTGGGAGATGAACGGGTCAATTTCCCTCTTGACGTTGATCTCGCAGTCCGAGTGGTTCTTCTGTCTGCAAGGAAGGGAGAGCATCATGGGGGAAGTCAACCCCTACCTTCTACCCGGATCGCGCTCGACCTTGGCGCAGGAGCTTGGGTTTGGTGTTGGGGAGATAAGGCTTGGTAACTACCTGGAGAGTGGGATGCTCGCCGTCAAGGACAAAATGACCCTCGGAATCTCTCACGTAACAGACCGCCTCAAAGGATTCCAGATGAAATGTCAAGGTTTGTACCACCCCAATGTTGAGGTCATAGGCAGCAAGGAAGTCCCTCAAGGCCGCGCGGTTGTCGTTGTCCTTCAACCACGAGTGAGATGGGTAGAGAGACTGGGGTACTTCAACTAGTTTCTTCATTCGGGAGTTTCCTCTCTAGTCTCTCCACTTCCTTGACCAGTTCCATCTCGGCTATAGGAGTTATCTTCACGAGCCAGGTTTTCACTTGGTAGTCCTTCCGGCCAGTACGTTTGCGACGGATCGTGGAGATAGCATGGGTGGAATTGATGTCGAGTTCAAGAGGCCACTCTCCACGAGTGAGAGTTAGGTAGGCTTCACTGGGAAAAGAGAAATCGGGAGGAATCTCGGGTGACTGGATGGGTTCGGTGTCATAAGACTTGGGTTCGTACCCAGGACAGGAACACTCCACGTAGGCCAGATGTCGGTAAGCGGAAGGGAGGAATTCCCCATCTATGGATTCCCTCATTTCGCACCCTGATTCCCCTCCTTGGGCATAGTGATATTGCCACTCGTGAGGGCAGTTAGCGCAAGGAGGTCGAGGGATGGGTTGGTTTGTCAGGTTGTTAGTTGGTTCGTACTTGAACGCCGTCTCACGTCCTATTCCAGACATGAGAACAAATCCCTTCAAGACATCTGAAATGTCAACACCGTCAACCACTACTGATCCGTGACCCCCTCTGTCTATATTGATTTGGAGGTTCTGAAAGTCCTTCATCTCGCGCATAGTTTCTCCAATTTCTCCCACGATCATGTGTCTACCTTCTCCTGTATGCCCAGTATGTTGAAAGCAGCAGTAAGAGCAACACGCACAAACCCTCGGTTGACTTCCCTAGACCGTTCAGGTGCCGTCTCCCATGTGTCGGGGTGGGTTAGCCTCGTCTCATCAAAGAGGGCCATCGCTGCAGCCTCTACCATCTCTTCGGTTGGTATGGACATGACTCGGCGAGACTTCTCCCAATGCTCCATCCAGCCTTCGACCTGCTCTGAAGCGTAAGCCTGGTCATCCATGTCGGACTCGTCCATACCCAACACGCCCATCACAATGTCAAAGGCGAACTGACGTACTTGCTTAGTCTCGACCAATTCCAGTCTTGCTTCGCTCATAGTTGGTTCTCCTGTATGCGGAGAGCATTGATGTCCACCACCAAAGCATCGGCATCGTCTGGGTCACATACGGCCCAAGCGCCAGTCAGTTTTGACGTTAGGAACATCGGTACCGCAACCTTGGCTTCCAGGTAGTCGAGGATGGCGTCGATCATCGGGTCCACGTCCGACCCGTAGAGGGGTCTAGCTAGGAGCCCCTTTGTGTTGTTGATCCGATGACCGAGAGCGGTCTTAAGTCCTTCTCGTAGGCTCACTGTTGCTCCTCTCCTGTCGCGGGCAGGCCGCTTCCACCACATAGATCACATTTACTACGGCTGCCGATACCATGCGGACCTCCCTGTGGATACCAGACCACACCCACGCCCAGACAGCGGGGACACACGGTCGGACTGTCACCGTGAGCGATGCACTTCGGATCGGTTTCCCCAGGTTTGGCGCAGGTACAGCCGCTCACTGTTGCTCCTCCAACGAAGTGAGGGCAGCGCTCTTCGACCAGCGCCGTGACGATGGCGTCTGACGTTGCCAGGTAATGCGATCCCCAACGATGAACTCCGCTGCCAGTATCCACTTGGACC